CGGATCGCAGCAAGCTCCACCGCACGGCGTGGATTGGCAAGTCCCGCTACAGCAGTACTGGCTGGCGGTGCAGCAAGACCCAGTAGGCCCGCCACAGCAGCACTTGCCGATCTCGCCCTCGCCACAGGTCTTGTTACCGCAGCAGCACTTACAACAGGCCATAGGTACTCCCTACCTATCAATGCCCGGGAAAACGCAAGCCAGGGGCCTTGGCCGGGATTTTGGCCGGCTGCATCCAGAAGGCGTGTAGGGGGAGAGCGGCGACAGACGAAAAAGTTGGCCGCTAATTTGGCCACTTCCGAGCGGCGACACGGGGAAATGTCCACGGTTCGCGAACTGCGGACAGCAGTTTTTGGCGGGAAAGAGGCGTATGGGGGCTATAGGGGTGAAAAAAGTCAGGAGTGGTATTGACGAAATACGTGATCCGTTTCGGGGGGGGAGGGGGTCCCTCTCTTCCCGCGTCTGGCCGTTCCCCGGGCAGGTCGTAAGTCTATAGCCCGCCTAGACTTACGCTTTCCCGCAAGTGTACCCTATGCGAACGTCGAAAGTTTACCAAAATGGTAGGGTATTTTTCCGCCGCGTTTTCCGGCCCGGGTTGCTTGGCATGCATTCGCCCCCCCTGCGCATGGAAAGGCCCCGGGTAGGTTTCCCCGCCCGGGGCCTTTCGCGTCTCGGCTATCCGCCCGCCCTATCGAAACCGCCGGATAGCATGGGCAACCGCCGCCCGTTCCGCCGTTCCGCGATCATATCCCCGGCCCCTGCGCCGTAGGTTTGCGAGGGCGGTTTGCCGATCAACCGCTGGCAGACTTTCCATCCGGCGGGCGGTTGCGCGGTTGCAAACTTCCCCGCCATCGTCAACCCACGCGGATAGCACCGGGGCCGGTTGCGGAGCGTAGCAAACTCGCGGGGCCGGTTTCCCCGGGTCAACTTCGCACGCCGGATACGATTGAACCCCAGCGCGTTTCCGTTCCATCCGCCATCGGCCATCGGTTATCGCGTATTCTTCCGCCCGATCCGTTGGTATGACGATATCCCCATCCAGAATAACCGGCGCAGTAAAACCGCCGGTTTCCCGTTCCCGCCATACCATTTCACCATTCCCCATAGGTTGATAGTTTCCGCCCTTTACGGGAACGGTGCTACCCGTTGGGATATCGTCCCCGTCGCCTTGCAACGCGGTTGTATCCTCATGCGAGAATCTGGACGCATGGGCAACCCTGCGCGGGTCGGGAGTTCTAGAATCCTGCGCCCGATTGAATAAAGGGTACATTCCCCAGCGCTCCGCGAGCATCGCCCTATCCATGGGGGCTGTCCAGAACGAACGCTCCGCCATTCGCAACGTGGAGAGAACCGCCCGGGCGGTTTCGCTCGCGGTTATACCCGCCCTCTTATAGTCGCGGGTCAGGAACCGATCTAAAAACGCTTCCCAAGCGGATTGTTCGGCCCCCTCGCGGATTTGTTTCCGGCTGTAACCGGCGGGGATATCCCCGGTCGATCCTACCCCAGCGCGGCGCGCCCGGGCCTTTACTAGCATTTCTAGGCTTTTCAGCCACCCCGGGTCAAAGAACATGGGCAACGGGTCAAACACTGTGCCCGGTTCCCGTTCCGGTGCTATCGGCCCTAGGACATGGTGGCGGGCGGTTCGCAACCGCAACCGCAACCGTTCCGCCCGCTCAGATGATGTTATGGTTCCCATTGTAGTATCCTCCGGTTATAGACTCGCGGGTATCCGCCCGCGTTCCATTCATTCTATACAATCGGTTTCCGGCTGTCAACCCCCGCAACTATTCCGCAACCCTTACAATACCGAAAGAATAGGAAACCGGGCGGGCGGGTTGCAAGGTTTCCGTATATAGGGCGTTCCAATCGGGAGCACTACCCGCGAGGGTAGCAAACCCGTCAACCGGCAGCGGAAACAAATCCGCCCGCCGGTTGCAAGGTTTCCGTATATACAACGCGGGAACCAAACCAAGCCCCATGCGGGAACCTATTAGGTTACGCGCATGCGGGCAGATCAGGAGGTGCGATGTCAAAGACTGATCACTCCCTAGTGATCATGGCAGCACTAGCCGAGCCACTAGCCAAACTGCGGGCAGCCGGGAATGTTTCCGTGCCGTCCGATGAGCTGGCGGTGCGTGCGGTCAAGGGTTGCTTGAACACTAGGACGGGCGGCTGGCGGGCTAGTAAGCCTGCTGACGATGCCGCCGGATTGCTGTGGACGCTGGTCAAGTTTCACCGCTCTGGGGGCAGTCTTTACGGCTGGCCGTGGTTTGCGGATGAGACTATGCGGGACCAGTTAGACACGCTGGCAGTTGTGCTGCTGGGCGGGTCGCGTGCGGCCAGTGAATGGCAGCGCGTTATGTCCTGACGGGATTCGATCCCGGGCAGTGGGCGGGGATTCCTGCTGCCCGGGTTCGGCTGCCGTTCGGTAGTCGGTTCTACAGGAGGTGCGTATGGTCAAACGATCACGCACCGCCCGTCCCTTGGGTGTCATTCTGCACCGAGGTCAGTCTGACTTTGACGGCAGTCCCTATGTGGTCATCATGCCACTGGGCAAGTCTTCAAACAAAAAGACTGGTTCGATGCTTCAGACCTATATCATTAGGTCACATGTCCACCCGGTACAGGCGGTGCGCTCAGGTGGTGACGTTGGCATCTGCAACGATTGCCCCATGCGTGGGCTGGTTGGCTTTCCCAAACGGCCAGACTACATCGATCAGAAAGCAGCGCGGAAGCGCAATAAAAAGCGTTTTCGGGCCTGTTATGTGAATGTCGGGCAGGGGCCTGCCATGGTGTACGGTGCGTTCAAGCGTGGCCGTTACGTGGACTATGTCCCTGCCCTGCATGATCAGTACATCCGGGGCCGTAAGGTGCGATTCGGCACATACGGTGAGCCGGTGCTGATTCCCTTGGAGATAGTGCAGCATCTGGCCAGCATCTCTGCTGGTTGGACGGGCTACACCCACCAGTGGTCCAACCTGCGATATGCGGCATACAAGCAGGTTCTCATGGCATCTGTCCATGGTCTTACGGGGCCGTGGTCATACGAACATGCCAAGTCTCTCGGCTGGCGTACCTTCCGCACCATGCGGGGTGGTGAGCCGTTGGCGAGCGAAGTGTTGTGTCCTGCTTCCAAGGAAGCCGGGCATCGGCTGTCCTGCCTCACCTGCAATCTGTGCGACGGTGCTGGCACGCGGCAGATCGGTTTGCAGTTAGTGGACGTTTACATTCCCGGGCATGGTGGCAAGGCGATTATGTCTGCCGTTGCCAACCTGCCAATCCTTCAAGCGTGAGGTGCGATGTGACTGATCAGCCCGAATGGGAGTGTATTGCCAACATTGGCGACATGAACCCGATTGACCATGGGGGCAAGTTCATCCTGGTCGATAAGACCGGACACTATGCCCCCGAGATGGAGGTGCTGGAGAAGGAATACAACCACCGGAACAGTTGGCGGGTGTGGCGGTTCATCATGGAGCCGCACACATACATCAACGGTGTGCTGTCAGACAATCCGTACCATCCCGACAAGCCGGTGTGGTACGCGGATGACATCACCGGTGTGGCTGAAGCATGCAGTGTGGAGCCAGCCGACCTGATCGCCAATCTCTGTTCGGCGGAAGCCCGGGAACGGGCGGAGGGTTACTACTGCCTGTTCACCTGCCTGTCTGCGGACAACTTTGATTCTTACCCCCTGGAACTGGACAGGGAAGAAGTGGAAGAGCGGTATGCGGAAGCCCCTTACAACGTGGAGGTGTGACATGTTGGCGATCACAAGCAAATACCACGGGCCGACCGATACCCGCGGCTCCACGGTGCGGGCCACGGCCATGGGCAAGTCGGCCACCGTGCCATATGACAGCGCGCTAGACAACGAGGCCAATCACCGGGCAGCTGTGGTAGCCCTGTGCGACAAATTCGGATGGGAGGCCGACCGATTTTTCGGCGGTGCTATGGACGATGGGCGATGGGCTTGGGTGCCCGTCTTTGTCTACGACTGGGAACAGCGACAAAAGGAGGACAGCAATGCGTGACACCCTGTATCTCGGTGCCTGCCCATACGGCGAGGATGGTGCCTCAGTTGGGCAGGATGGCTACATGCGACAAGCCCGCAAGGAATGCCGGGCCTACATCGGGCAACTCAAGCGGATGCTCGGTGAGCCGCCCGAGGATTGTTCCTTGGTCATTCGGTCAAACCCACATGATTTCGGAACCTACCTGTCGGTGGAGGCACAGTTCAACACCATGGCCGGGCAGGAGTATGCGTTGAGGTGTGACAACAAACAGCCCGAGCTGTGGGATGACCAGGCACGGGCGGAACTAGGACTGGGGGTGAGCGATGTGCCCAATGTGTAACTGCCAAGAGATGGCCTGGGCCGCACCCCTGGGGAATCTGTGGCATGCCTGCTGTAGGGCATGCGGCATGGTATACACGTTTACATGGGAGGTAGACGATGTGGGCTGTGAGGACACGGAAGTTGGTGCTGGCGACGTTTGCTGACCGCTGGGAGGCGGAAGAGTGGATGCGGACTTGGCGTTCCATCCATGGGCATCGGGTGTACCTATCAAGAACGGAGAACTGAGATGAGCTTTCGACCGATGGTTTCAACTGGCGGAGAGTTTGCTGGCAACGCCTTGCGGTTTGCCACCAGGGAAGAGGCCGAGTCTTCGGCCCGTGACCTGGCGATGCGGTGGACTTTGGTGGAACGCTTTCGGACAGACGAGTCCGACGATCCCGTGAACTGTGCATGGGATGCGAACCGTGGCAACGTACATCTGGAGGTGGTCAATGCCTGACAAAGTCTTCTTCATTCGACTGCGGAGTCTCAGCAATCTCGCCAGCGAGGTGCAGGAGATCAAGGCAGAGAATGCCCACCGGGCATTCCTCGCCTGCCCAGCAGCGGCTGCCAACTGGGGCCGAAACAATGGCAGTTCGTCTGTTGTCTGGCGGGTGGAAACCTTCTCCGGTGATGACATCGGGAACGGCAAGTGGGATGCGACACCGATCATTCCTCAAGAGGTGGCCAATGCCAACGATTGAACTGACCGACGAACAGGCCGAGGAGTTGAAAGATGTGCTGCAACGGGAGATCGATCACCTCTCCGCATTGGTTGGTGAATCGAATCATCCCGATGACATCATCGACCAGCACCGTAAGTCTGTTATGTCCGACATCCTTGAACTACTGGAGATTGCGTGATGCCATTCCCTGACGCCAAGTATCCATACGATCAGCGACTAGTGCGTTCTGCATCTCGTTTGCTAGAGGCATGCAAGCTGGCATTGGTAGCCGGCGACCAAGACTACGTTCGGTTCATCATAGCGGCGGCAATCGCCAAGGCAGAAGGAAAGGAGCGTGAGTGATGGCACATACACCAGGACCATGGGAGGCGAGGCCGAATGATGGGCAGATCATCCTCAACGGATCGAACTGCTACAACATCCAAGAGATATTCAACGATGTCGGCGGGTTTAATCCTGATGACATTCGGCTCATGGCCGCAGCCCCCGGCTTGCTGGCCGCACTCAAGTTGTGCGTGGAGCTGGAGACTAACTGCGACGGGCGAGTCATCTGTTTCTGCGATGACCCCGAGATCGCCAAGCATGGCAAGTGCTACATGTGCGTTGCGTGTGATGCGATTGCCAAAGCAGAAGGGAGGACCGATGATTAGTGCATCCATACCACGCATTGCCCAGGCGGCAGCCGTCATCACCGAGGTGGTGGGCGATAACTTTCAGTTTCAGTGGGAGACGCCTGGCGACCGGCAGTATGGCAGGGGTGCGATGATGCTCCTTATGCACCCGCCGGGCAGTGAGCTGCGTGCCTACTGCAACTACGACTGCCGCGAGTACGACAAGATCGACAAGCTGGCCGATGCCCTGTCGGCTATCGGCCTGATGGTTGAGGATTGCACGGGTGATTACTCCGGTGTCTATGAGGAATCTATCTAGCCCCAAGGAATAGGAGCGTGGTTCGCATGTGTACGGACTACAAGGACGTTGCCGCTGCAGCCGTGGCGGATGCGATGAGCGTGATCTATGAGGCGACTGAGCTAGACCCGGGCAGCATGGTGGCGGTCAAGCTGATCAACACCCTGTTCATGGAGACGATCATCGCCCTAGACGAGATGGACGATGACGATGAGTGGCCCGAAGACTACAATCCCGAGGCAAACTAGAATGATCACCGTGCAGCTGACGATTGCGGACCTCGCCTACCTGCGGGCCGCTGTTGAGAGGGACCTGGAAGATGCCCGAGACATCATCGCATTCGGTGATGATGAACACGCGGAGGCTGCGTATGCCTCTGCCGTGGAGGTGCTGAAGAAACTGCCCACTGAGGGGCAGGCGATACCTTTCTGAGGAGGGAGTGATGAGCGAACGAACGAGCCGCGGCTTGTCGGCCGACGCTGTTGTGGCTGTGCGCAAGCGGCGGCTAGGCACGCTGCCATTTGCCTTGGCTTTGCGGTGCTGCGATATCGGGGAAGCCCAAGACAGCGCGGGCAACGTGTACTTGACAACGTGGGGGCGGAATCTTTCCGACACCGATCAGAAGTGGTACGTCCGCGAGACTCGCTTCCACCCGATCTGGATGGGCGCTGACGATGGAAGCTGTGAATTGATCCTCGGCAGCCCTCGCAGCGGCGATGCGCTGGTCGGGTGGGTGAAGGACGGGCTGCGGCTTGGCGAAAACCCTGCGTGGGAGGAGGTGAAGTGATGGCTAAGACTGGTGACTTTGTGTACGTGGATCGCGATGTGTTTGTTGCCTCTCCCCAGAGAAGCGGCAGGCTTGTGAAGTGCGAGGTCTTGGAGGACAGCGGGCCGAGCCAGACCTACCTGACAAAGACTGATGGTAGCGGCTCACCGATGTACGTGTTCAACCGTGAACTGAAGGAGGGCAGCGATGGCTAAGAAGAAAGCTGAAGATGGCATTGTGATCTCGGGGTTTGGCATCCTGACGATCAGCGTAAGGCTGGAACTGCACGTTGATGAGGACATGTTCAATGTCCCTACCGTGCTGCAGCACAAAGTCCAGACGGTGATCCCTGATCCAGGCGTTGGCAAGTCCCACAATCCCGACCGCCTCATGTCTGCTGGCGAGGTGTTCGGTGCGGACATGGGCCGTGTGGCCCACCATTTCCGCGAGGCCCTGGCTGACCATGAGGACATGGCCAAGGGGTTTGCTCGCGAAATGCAGGACTGGGCGAAGGATCACGGGAGGAAGACAAGTGGCTAAGAAGAAACACCATCCGGACTACGAACCGGACATTGAGTGCGGGTCGCTGTACCTACAGAAGGAAGTCGCCGTGCAGATGATGCTGGCGATTGCCTACTCGCTCAAGCACAACGAGTCGATGGATGACCTGGATAAGCAGCGGCTGTGCGTGGCAGCCACTGTGATCAACGATGTGTTCGACCTTGGGGCAGGGGAGGTGAGTGATGGCTAAGAAGAAGGCAAGCAAGCAGCCAGTGGCTGCGGAGTACAAGTTCCTTGATGACGTTCGCGACAAGGTGCCGCACCTGCTAGAGCAGGCGGCGTCTTTGCTGCCGTTCGATGATGTGATCAGCGAGCAGTGGATCGATGTTGAGGAAGGGTGCTTTGGCGTTGGATTCGACCTAGACGGCAGGGTCTGCCCGTCCCGCGTGTACTCGCTGTACGGCGCACGCATCTATGCCGACCGAGTGGTCCTCTTCTCTGACATGCACACTCCAGCAGACGATACCTACCGCGAACAGTACGAAAGCGACATGCCCAGGCTGTGGTCCCTGCTGCGGCAGATTCCTCGCCCCGTGCATTCGTTTGGCGTTTGGACCGCAGCATTGAATGGAGGTGAGTGATGGGGTTCAATGTTGATCAGGCCAACGCGGCGAAGCAGCGGCGGAACGAATTGATGACAGCCACCGACAGGTACGCCAAGGCGCACCAGCGAGTGCATCGGTCGCCGCGACTGCGTAAGTATGCGAGCATCATCTTGGCAGACCTCGGCGGTCGCCATTGGGAGTGGGTTACCTACGCCCGGGTGAAGGAGATCGAAGCATGGGCACAGAAGATTAAGGAGGACAGCGATGAGTGACGATCACACCGAGGCTGCGATCTGGGCGGAGGGCACGCCTTACAAGGCTGACGAACTGCTGCATGGGTGGCGTGAGTGGCTGGAATACAACCGGGACGGCGCGGATTTGGCCTGGTGGTGCGAGAACATTATGCATATCCCTAGCACAAAGGAGGATCGCGATGGCGTTGTCTAAGAAGAAGGCCGACCGCAAGCTGCCGTGCATCGGCATCTGGTCGCTGATTGCAACATGCGAGCCTACTGCAGGCAACACGCTGGTTGGGCTGTGGCTTGACGATGACGGCGCACAGCGTATCGAATTCTTCTGTGCCTTCTATGTGGACAAGGACGGCGAAGGCGTTGACCCGGACGATCTGAATCCTGGCGACGAGTACAGCATCACCTACCGATCACGGCAGGGTGGCAACACTGCGTTCTGGGACGAGGAGATTGATCCGCCTGACTACTGGGCGGATTGCAGGCTATTGATCCCGGCATGGGGAGGAGACAAGTGATGGCTAAAGGTAACAAGGCAGATAGCGAGCGATTCATAAAGGTCATCTTCAGTGCGGCATCTATAGCCGACGCTGCCCGTGAGCTTGGCGTTTCTCGCCAGGCCGTGAGCGCCCGGCTGCAGAGATGGAAGGACTCCGGGGTGACCGGACTCCCGGAGTTTGACAAGAGTCTGGACACGGATTTGGTGCAAGAGATCGTCAACAAGCACCGCAACAAGAAGTAATCGCCTGCGTTGGGCGATGTAGTTGATGACACAGGGGGTATTGAATGAGCGATCAGCCGACGATGAGCAGCCTGTTTGGTGGAGAGAAAGATCGACCAGAACTCCCAGAGGACCTTCTTCAATGGGTCTTTCACCAAGACTTTATGGTTCAAGCCACAGGCAGGCCAATCAACACTCGGTATCTGTGCCAAGCGTTGCGTGACCTGAGAGCCGCCAGCTACGGGGTCAATGTCCATGAGGTTCGCCTTGCATGGCAGATGCTCTTGGATACAGCAGGCCCCCAGTTGACGGGCATGTTCATACGCGGCGGAGACTGGAAGCGGTTCGCTCCGCCCTGCGACAGCAAGACAGACACCCCTTCCAACGTGACGGTGTGGAAAGACTTCGACCACAGGGTGGTGGTTCGCAGACAGTTTGTTGGCGAGGTGCCGACAGACATTTCCTTTAGCGTGGAGAGCTTGTAATGGACAAGGATGTCCTGGTTGAGCTTGTGATTGTGGTGATCCGTGTCATTCTGGAGAACATACGATGAGCGAGATGGCTGACTTTTTCCTTGGTTCTTTGATAGTATTAGTTGTCCTATTCTTCTCGTCACTGAGGAGCTGATGCTATACCTATACGCCCGTGTGTCCACCGACAAGCAGGAGAACGGCCGCGAGGCCCAAGTCTCCAGGCTCCAGCAGTGGGTCGCTGACAAAGGCTTGTCGGTGGACGGTGTGTACCTGGACGAGGATGTGTCTGCGTTCTCTGTGTCACTGCCAGACCGACCGGCTGGCAAGCAGCTGTGGGATGTCCTCGCACCAGGCGATACGGTCCTGATGACCAAGATCGACCGCGGCTTCCGGCGCTGGGCCGATGCCGCAGTCACACACGCTAGGTGGAAAGACCTCGGTGTGTCGCTGCGGTTTACGGACATGGACTTCGACCTGTCCACGCCGCAGGGCGAGTTGTTCTTCTCGCAGATTGTGGCGTTCAGTCAGTACGAATCACGCATGCACGGGCAACGCAAGCGTGAGGTCTACGCCAACAAGCGGCAGAGCGGACTGCCCTACAACCAGCTGCGTCCGTTCGGCTGGCTGTCAGTGAAGGGTAAGTCTGGCCGGCTGGAATCCTGGCAGCCCTGCCTTGCGGAGCAGGAGCTTGGCCGGCGGGTTGTGGCGATGCGGAAGCAGGGGATGACCTGCTCTAAGATCGCCCTCGTCCTTTGCCATGAGGGACTGAGGAAGCCGGTGAGGAAGAAGGGTTCGTCCGGTTACTATCACGTGAACGATGTGTTCCTTCTGGAGCGTGCGGCGAAAGCCGGATATCCAAAGCTGCCGCGAGGTTTCTGGCTAGCTCCCGACTACGCACAGAAGCTAGACGCAATGAGATGTCATGGTCTTCCGCTATAGTCCTGAGCGTATGACCCGACTCAAACCTGTCGCTTGCCATCTGCTGGTGTTCTTCGGGCAGGTCTTGGATCGCCAGCCCTAGGTAGTCAGGGTTCTCTAGCAGGGGCAGCATGTCTTCTGCTTCCTGCAGGCTGATCTTCCAATCGCCGGGCTGGCGGGTCACCTTCTTGATCGACTTGTACATGCTGTTCATTATCGCACGGGCGAAGTATGCCTTGGGGTAAGGCAGTCGCTTCTTGTCGTACGTGCGGGCTGCCTTGGTGAGGGCGAGGAACCCTTCCCCTTCCAGGTCTGGGAGCAGCACTGACTTCTGCCACGGCGGGCGGTTCTGAACGAAGAACCTTGCCAGCATCTTGGCAAGGGGAACGTACTCAGCCGCTAACTCTTGACGCTTCTTTGAGAGTCGCAATCTCTTTTGCATGTTCATCCAGTCGGTGCTCATGCTCAAGCAACGCTCGTCGGAGTTCTTCCACAATCTCTGGAAGAGCCTCCACGCTGCTGGCAATCACAGCCACCTTGGCATGGATTGAGAAAGCCCATGGAGCAACCGCACAAGCGGCCGTCAGGGCGAGCATCCATACCTCAACATCAATCGTCATGCGCAACCTCCCTCACCATCTTGACTAGCATGATCCCCGCATAGGGGTGAAGCTGCCCTTCCTCAACGTGCAACTTGACCATGCCTACACATTCTTCGGTTCGCTCGGGGAAGTAGGAGTAGATGTGAGTCTCTCCATTGAGCTTGGCGATGACACGGTTAAGGCGTCGAAAGCCTGGCCTCGGATCGTCTGCATATCCTTCCGATTCATAATCCATTTCGCTATCCAGTTGCTCACCAGTGAAATGAGTACGGGCAACACAAACAAGATGAAGAATGACCCGCACTCAGGGTGCATCCGCAGGTATGTCTCCTTCATCCTGCGCCGGTAGGTGCGCATGGAGATCGCACCATCAGGGACTACAAGCAGGCCGACAAGGGCGACTTCCCTGGAGTGGGCACTGATTCCCCGTGCGCCTGATTCGTACAGGCAGAGGTCTGCTACTTCCGTGGCTTGCAGTCTTTGCACTCCGGAAGAAGGACAGACTTGGCCTTGCACTTGCACCCGGGCGGGCAGGCACAGTCGGTCACATGCCCGTCGCCGTGGATAATCTTGCCGTTCTTGCATAGGCCGCAGCACTTCTCTGGCACAGCAACTGCTTTGGTGTGCAGGGTGTACGAAGCGTTGACTGCAACGGCCGCGGAATAATCCGGGGCCGCAAGTCCCAAGAGAATCAGCAGAGTCTTAACCATGGTTCAGTAGCCCTATGGTTCCGTAGTCGGGGAGACGCTGCGGCGGGAACCCGTCAACTGACCCATACGCATAGCAGTCCCCGCCCGCCACGCATACAGCCCAGTCATCCGCCTTTGTGACAATCATTCCAGGCACCCAGGCGGGGTAGTCGGACGGCCATTCCTTCGGCGGCTGATTCCATTTGCCCCAGCTATTCTGGATAAAGAACACATCGAACGGCCAGTGCTTCCTTGTGAAGTCCATGCCAACCGTCGCCATTGAATGCGACCATCCGCCCGATGTTCTCGGGTGAATGTTCTGGCTGTTCGGCGCCGCGGCCCATGATGCAAACTGACCAGACGCCAAGCAGTATCCGTTCGCGAGCGCGTCCCTGGCATCGCTTACATGCGCCACCTGCCGGATGATTCCTACACGGTGCGCGCGGCACAATTCCTTGACGTTCTCGGGCACGCCAGTCGATCCCCAGCCTGTGCCTATGCGACTTGTATATTTAGATAGATCGACAACGCCTTCATACTTCTTCCTGATGAGGAAGCCGACCTCGTTCTCAAACATTGCCGCAACCGCTGGCGACATGCCCTGTCCAGAGTGGCCGCGGCACCCGTACGTAGGCTCTGTGGCACCGCGAGAGACGAAGCCCTCTGGCTTCTTGGCTATTGCTATTTGCACTGCGCGTGAACCGTCTCTGGCATTGCGGGCCGCGTGGCTGGAACAGTCCCCGGTGTCTTGGACTTCAGTGAACGACAGCGGGTCAAGTGCCTGCACGTACGGCCACAGCAATGCCCTCTTGCCCTCTCCACTCCCGGCCATGTTTGGCTCAGAATAGATCGGTTGTTTCATGGAGTCTAGGAAGAGTGCGCGGTCACGCGGGCTGTCGATGTAGCCAGTCAGGCCGTCGCTTTCATACGCCTGCAGCATGCCAAGTGGAGTTCCGTTGTCAGCCACGCCTCACCTCCATGCGCCGGTTGCGGAGATACGATATTCCAGCAGACAAAATGCCTGGGTTATCCCTGGCACCGCCAAGCATGCGATTGCACCCGCCGCAAAGCGTGCCCCTCACTGCGCCAGTTGTATGGCAATGATCAATGTTCTTTTTGGATGGCGAAGAAAACCCATCTCCGCAGATTTCGCATTGGCTAACTGCGCATTGTTTCTTGCACTCATCGAACGACAGCTTGTATATGCTGGACCTGTTGCGAATGCTGGCACAGTCTCGGCATTCTTTTCTCAGGCCACCGACTCTTTTTTTGTCTCGCGGAAATTGAGATGCCGGCTTCAATTCACCGCAGTCACAACAAGTCTTCTCGGTTAGCGTGACGGGATGGGACGCAAGTCTCTTTCTGGCAGCGTTGCATTCCTTGCACTCATGCTGCAGCCCTGACGCCCGGTGCTTGGCCCTGTTAAAGCAGTCGGCCGGCAAGGTTTTCTTGCAAGAGAAACATTCCTGCCCCGCGACAGTGACGGGAATGTTTAGGCTCTTTGCCTTGAAGTTCCTGCAGTCCTTGCATGAAGGCTGATAGCCATTCCTGCATGGGCTAAATGCGTCCAGCGGTTTGATCTCTTTGCACACAGTGCAAGACTTCTCACTCACACTGACGCTCCACTGCGGTCATTCCGGCGGCGATCTTCGCTGCCAAGTCTCGGTCGATGGGGAGGTTGTCCAGCGAGTAATACTCGGAGAGAACCTTGTCCACAGCCACATCAAGGCCGGGGTATTTCTTGGGTAGGTCGGTTCCACCCGCGGCCAGCCGCAGCGCATCGGCATAGATGCTGCGCCAGGCTGCCGTGGTAGTGATCAGCTGGCCCTGGTCCCTGCTGATGACATCAGCCAGCGCACCATAGATGCTGGCGAGTTTCGCCCGGTCGGAGGAGGAGGCCGACTGGAGGGCGACAGCGACGGGACCCGTGGCGGCTGGCCGCGGGGAACTGACAAACGACGCTGCAACCAACGCGGCTGCAAGCGCGAGCGGGATTAGCCGAGTAGGGCTTTGAGCAGTTGGCTGCATGCTTCCACCACCTGGGGGTTGTTGGATGATTCCTTGATAGCCATCACTGCTTCAATGCTCTGCATGGTGTTGGTTCGCTTCGGCAACTTCACGTTGGGAAGAACGAACTGCACCACAAGAACGATGGCCAGGATGGAGAGGGCGATGATCTGAAAGGGCGTCATAGAATCTTGGCTCCAGGAATGAAGATGGTTACTCCGCCTACCGACTGGGCCACGGAGTAGTTGATTAGGTTGTGCGGGTCCAGCAGGCCCCAGCCGTAGATGCTGTCCCTGCCAGTGTCACCAGCGTCCTTGCATGTCTGACTCAGGGCATGCAGTACGGCAGGCTGGTCGATCTTCTTGCCGTCCTTCTTGGCGGCTGACACGTACAGGGCAAGAGTCCCTGCGACGAACGGCGCAGCCATGCTTGTGCCTGACACCGTGGCATAGCCGTCGTTCAGCCAGGTGGATGTGATGTCGCAGCCCGGCGCCGCAACCACAATCTCCTTGCCGCGTGACGAGAACTCACACGCCGCCCCCGTGCGATCTACCGCACCGACACCAACCGTTTCCGGGAACGCGGCCGGGTAGTTAACCTTGCCGCCGTCATTCCCTGCTGCGCAGACAACGATCACCCCCTCTCGGCAAGCCAGCTTGATGGCCTCATGGAGCCTGCTGTCAGGCGTTGGCGAACCCAGCGACATGCAAGCAATGTCGCAACGCTGTTCCGCTGCATGGAGCACAGCCTTGGCTACTGCCTCGTTGCTGCCCATGCCGCTATGGCCAAGGACCTTGAGCGAGAGGAGCTTGGCTTCTGGTGCGATGCCTTTAGCCAAACCCCTGCGGGCGCCGATGATCCCCGCCACATGCGTCCCGTGACCGACCGTATCCTCAAACGATGTGTCGCTTGAGAAATTCCGGTAGTCCACCACTGCATCGACCAAGGCGGAATGCTTGGAGATGCCGGTGTCAATCACTGCCACTGTAACACCGTCGCCTTTGGTTTGTTTCCAAAGGCTCGGGATGCCGTAGGACTCCACCCCCCAGTCCACACCGTCCTTGTCGGACAACGGGATGTTGCCAAACTCAACACGGTAGGGCGGGAGGTGGACGTAATCACTCATCGGGCGAGAGCGTCTCAAGTGCCAGGAGAATCAGCCGCAGGATCGGGATGAGGCTGGTCAGGACGAAGTTCCAGTCCAAGCCAAGCGCGGAATACTCTGCACCCAGGGCGAAGGCACCGACTTCATGGTCCTCGTCCCAGTCATAAGCCTGCAGGGAACGCAGCTCCGACTCTGACAGGACTGGCATGATCAACCGGGCGACCTTGTCTACGATCTCCCACTTGGCAAGGACAGGCAGGTCCTTGTTGTATGCCTTGACTACATCCAGCACCTTGGTGAGAAGGTCACGGTGAGCCAGAAGCCACTGAAGAATCTTGAGATTCATGTTCCACCTCATGGTCCAAACAGGCAACCGCCACAACAGCGTGGCCGGCGATGTCCATCAATGTCTCTCTAATGTCTATTGTCCGCAGTGATCCTCGGAGCCTGCGGCACTTCTCCCCGATTCTGGCAACCTGATATTTCCACGGGGTAATGCCGTCTTCCGCGACGCCGAGGGCGTTTTCCAAAGGGCTTTGCTTGCACCCGTAGTACCCACGCTTCCTGGTCAGCAACCTCCAGAGCAGGATGCAGATTCCCCAGTAGGGATCGTCCCGCAATAGGCCGGTCAGTTCACCAAGTAACTTCTCTTGCCGCTCGCTGGATTCGTCCGTACTCGCTCCAGAAGCTGGGGTGATGGTGGGGGTCTTCATCGTTGTCTTCCATGTCCAGTAGGTAGTTACATCTTGCATGTGCCCATTCCTCCACAAACGAGTCGATCAGGGTTTCTTTATCCTGGGTATTCAGCAGGGCGATGATTCCTCGTTCGTCCTCGCCGTTGAACAGCCAGTAGCCCAGCATCCCGTCCATCCGATTGGCCGGGCGCAGGTACACTCTGACCGGAAACAGGAGAGGGAATCTCCGGTCGGCCCACAACTTCAGCCGTCGCAGCAATCTCTTGCGCCAGTCTGGGGCCATCTTCCAGCCTCACAATAAGCAGCCAGTCCCTACCGTTCCGGCGGTGAAGGACAACAGGGACTTTGTCCCCGGCATCCCGCACGGCCTGATCCATCCACACATAGGGATTGCCTGCTTCGACCCGCTTCACTTCCAGATGCAGGTTTTCATAGGAGGAAATGACATCGGGCGAGTCGGTCCCGCCAGCAAACTGCTGGCCACGCCTGGCCTGGCCACCGAAGACTCGCACCCATTCACGGGCCATCTCCCGTTCGGCCCTGGCCCCCTTGGCCCGGCTGTTCACTTGTCACCCCGCTTCCAAGACACGGTGATGAAGGTCCCGATGAACGCACCCGTGGCCAGAGGGAATAGGTACAGGATGTTCTTGGAATAAGAGACAACCCCAAAGGCTAGGAGGGAGTAGAGGACCGATGACACAATAGCTGATCGCCACGGGTCACGCTTCTCCACGCAGATGATGTAGTAGGCGTACAGCATGTCCACAACTATGTAGACCAAGAGGATCATCGCGGCGGTGGCGTAAGAAAAGTCGCCCATTATTTCCTATGCCCACTGGCTGCAAGACTGGACTGTTTCCACTTTGCATGCTGATGCTGGGCGTGACGGGCCTCAACCTCCATGAGGTATGGGAACTGCTCCACTATGAGCTTCACCACCTCGGGAGAGCGCTTCTTATCCAGGACCCGCACGTTCTGTCCGATCCATGAGGCGACCGGATTGCCTAGCTGGCGATCCCGCCCCTCAGTCTCGGACTCCCACCACCAACTGATGGTGTAACTGTTCGTCTTTGTCTGATCACCCGCCAGCATCTTCGACCTCCGTTGAAGAGAGGAGAACTCCCAGCATTTCCAGGATGTGGTGCGGCCTTGGCTTGGCTGCCCCAACGCTCAGGAGGTAGGCAGTCAGGGTTTCGCCCGTCTGGATGTCTGCCAGGTCGCCCATGAGCCGGCCGTACTCGTCTCGCATGTGATCGTAGGTAACGAGCTTCAGCCGGTCGGCATCGGAATGTAATTCACACCAGTCGATGATGTGTTCCTTGGCATCATCAAGACACCAAATGCCACAGGGAACCATGTAGAGGGTGACTCGGGTTTGCGACAGCGGGCACCAGGCCCGCAGCTGCAGGGTGTCATGCCGGATGACGCGGAGTACGTGTGCTATGGGCTGCGACTCGTCCATGATCCCGTGTTACGTTCCCGTTCCTTGAGGTAGTAATCCGGCAGAGGCTCGGGGTCATAGCCCAGATGCTTCTTATGTCTTAGCGAGGCGAGGTATTCCGGATCGTAGTTATCCGGATCACACTCCTGCTTGACACCTAATAGTATACGGTTGTCCAGATCGGCATGCAACTTGTTTCCACTGTGCAGCGTGTGATGGTCACGGTCGCAGAGCCGAAGGTAGTTCCTGATGTCATGCTTGCGACCTGCGCCACCAACGATGTGGTGAACCTCAAGCCGGCGGCGACCATCAGACTCGGGCCACCAGCACACTGAGCAACAGCGATGCTCGGCCACCCATTCCAGCAGGGCGGAGCGTTCAACAGCGTTCAACGACAGCCTCCGCTACTTGGCGCAGGGCCGACTGGAAGTCATCTTCTAAGATGTCGTTCTTGGCCTGGTTGATTATCCAAAGAACAACTCGGCAGTTGTCTGGCGTGTAACCCTTGCTGCTGTCGATGCGATCAATTGACGGCATGAATGGATGTCGCCTGACGTTAAGAACAAAAACAATTCCTGTGACCTCGCACGTGCAGGCCAGTAATTTCTGCCGAAACCACTCAAGCGCAAGCCCAAACTCTAGCGATCTATGCTTCGCCCGGCTTTTGCATTGCTGAAACATTGCTGCAGCCAAGTCCCGATCTTTCCACGCTCCGCGCGTTCTTCTTCTGCGAGCTTTATTTTTTTCATCCTTCTGATATTCGGAGTCACAGCGCCTGCAACTGCCCTGTAGACCGTCAGCCTTACTGTTGTTCCTGTTAAAGTCCGAGCGGGGTCTTTCCCGCCCTTGACACAATGGCCCGTTGCAAACCTTGGTTGCCTCGGCGTACATGCTCCTTCACGCTTCCACCTCCGTGGGTTGGGCGGGAGTGTACAGGCGATCACGCCCCAGTCAAACGTAGACCGTGCAGAGGCGCAGTTGACTCCCAGCAAAAATGCCGGAAGTCAATCGCTTAGACCGCGCTTTCGGCGGCAGCGACTGGATGCTGATTGTTTAACGCCGTTGTATCCATTTCTCCCAGACACGGCGCTTGCGGTTGGCTGTAGCCCGGGGCAGGCGGAGTCACCAGTTCCCACCCCTCAGTCGCAAGAGTTCGGATGGATTGCCTTGCGGGCGGGTCACATCCGTGTTGCCCCCTCTTGTCGCATCCCATACGGGACCAGTTGGCGGGGGGCCGATCTGCAGGCCAGGTGCCCATCCGTGGGCTATGTAAGGGCGGCAGTCTACCTGAGACTGTCCTTATGTCCAGTGTCTTCTAAGGCCCCTGGCGTGCGTTCTACGGGGCGTTTGGGTTCCGGGATACCGTACATGGCGTTCCCGGCTATTCGGATTTCTGAGGCGTCTACGTGCGTCACGCGGCCATCCCCAGTCAAATGTACAACCCAGACGGTGTTAATGTGGGGGCCGTAGTCAATGACGAGCAGGGCGATCCCGTCCCCGAGAGGGCAGGTAACCCAGATCGGCGGGTCCAGCTGGCAGATAGTCACTCGGCCAGCCTCCAGGCTTCCTCGGCGTCGAACACGTTCGGCGCCCGCTCCCCGGCCAAGGACATGTCCACCACCCCCGGGTAGTGACGCATGAGCCTGCGGGCCTCCTCGCGTACGTGGCGGGGAACTCTCTTAAAACCATCCGGCAGGGCGGGGTTCATCAGCCGCAGGAGAAAGTCCCTGGTGCTAAGGACTGATCGGGTTCGCTGGCTTGGAAGAGTCATTTGGTTCTCTCCAGCAGTGAGCGGAGCGTGGCGGCACTTGCGTAACTCTTCGCGTCAATGAAGTCTGCAGCCGCCTCAATCGCCTGCCGCTCCTCGTCGGTGAGCGTGGGCGGAGTCAGGGAACAGTACTGAGTTGTAGTGCCGACAACGTACGGACACGGGGCCTTACGCAGCCGCTCAATCTCGTCAGCAGCCTCATCCATGAGGTCGGAAGCCGAGACTGAATCGACTGCGTGAACCCAGCGTCGGAGCCGGGTGACGATGTCTGTCATTTCATTCGCTCCAGAAGGCCGCTCAAAGTCAATCCTGTCTGGGTGCCAATGTAGAACTCGCTCGCCTCAGTGAGGGCACGCCGCTCCTTGTCAGTCAGGTGCTTGCCGTCGATGCACAACGCCTGCATTTTCTGGTAACCCTCTATCAGGGCACTCATCTGTTTGCTGTCCTCTTCCCTTTGCCGGCGGAGGTCGGCAATCTCCTGCGCTCCTTCCAGCAGCAGCTCGGCCGGTTCTTCCCGTGGACGCTTGGCTGCCCACATGGACATGCGGTCTTCAATCTTCATGGTTGCTCAAGATGATGAGGAGGATGACTATGATCAGGAGGAACATGGTGAACGTGCCTTCGCCTATGGTGTCGATGAACGTCAGCATGATCCCCACGCATTAATGACCTTGGCCTGGAGGCTTGCGATCTCGGCCTCCAAAGTCTGGATGCGTCTTCGCAACGTAGCGTTCTCGTTCTTCAATCGCTCCACCTCCTGAGAGGAATAGTCCTGCGTCTCCATCGACAAGGTCCAGATAGTGATGTGGGTATAGGAGGTCTGTGAGTTGGCTGGCTGGTCGGAGGAACTTCTTCGGGGCAACGAGGGTCGGAACGTCATGCCCTCGCCCTCGGTCGAAGACAGTCTGTTCCTTCCAACTGTTGTCCCGATCAAGGGGAGTGAGCCACACCCACTCTCCTGTTGGCCGGGAGATGTAGATGTAGGCGAGGTGCTGCAGTCGCTCGCGTCCAAGTCCTCGCATGTCATCAACAAAGACGGTGTCATATGGGTAATCCTCCGGGGAAGTGAAAGTTAGGGACCGCTCCTTGATCTCCAAGCTGAACAAGCCCAGTGCATCGGGCGTCTCAACGTGGTCCTTGTTCTTGTTGTGAACCTTTACAACGATCTTCTTGCCGTGGGCCGCTGACCTGCCTGCCTCGCGAACAGACTCAACCCAGTTACGCTCGGCTCTGTGCCCGCCCTCAAGCGCACTCTTGAACGAACGCATTGAGTTCTCTCCGGTGTGACGGGAGCCGGGACCGATACGTGCCGGCGACACGCAGGGCTTCGGCTTGCTCAAGGATTTCCGTGGGAGTCGGATCGCCAGGCTGAAGCCCATCGTCCAAGTACTCAAGGTCCCAGCGGATCGGCTCGGCCTCGCGGAGTTCGACCGCACGCTCGCGGACCAGATAGGCCCAGCGAGGAGAGCGGCCAAAGATTTCAGCGATGTCCCGGTTGTCCAGCCCGCAGTCACGCATCACCACCAGGGCGAGTCGCTCAGGGCTTGGCTTGGCAGGCAAGCTCCTTAGCAGACGGACGGCCCCCTTGGTCTGCTGGATGTCCAGCCCCAAGCTCTCCGCCACTGCGGTCGCTGACTCCTGATTGATCAGCACTCGGCGGTGCAGCTCGTCTGCGAAAGCCAAAGCATGCCGCAATCGAATCTCGCCATCGTTTCCAAAAACCATCTCTCTTCTCCTCCTTGAGAAACTCGGTAGGGAACACATGCTCAACATCGAACTGATTCAGAATCGCATCGACCGTCTCATCCAAGAGAAAGTCAGGACGCTTGGGGGATTCCATGTCGCCTCTCCCACTCCCTACAGAACAGACCCTTCACCCATCCGCTGATGCTCGGTGCATCACATGCCCATCGGATGTAGTGATCTGGAAGCTGGCTCATCTTCAGCCCGCCGTACTTGCCCCGGAGAGGGTTCGTATACGTGCCGACCGGCCTCTTGCCCTTCCATGTAATGTCGATCTCTTGGCTGGCCACCCGGCCAAAGCCCCGGCCTTGCGTGTTCTTCCGCATGGCTTCGATGGCCTTGGCGGATGCGATCCGCTCGGCCTCCTTGGCGGCGATGTCAGCCATCTCCTCGGCAGTCAGTGGCTTCTTGGATTCAGCAGCCGCCTTCTTGACTACCTTCTTCACTTCCTCGTCGGCGGCAGGGCAGAACATGTCCACGCTGGTGACGAGCGAGTGGTCGATGCTGCCCGTGGTGCAGTCCACTATCTTGAAGTGCTTCTTCGCACTTGCGGAGACGGCAGCTCGTCGGCTATCTGGCGTACTGCCCTCAAAATCAACAACGCCCGGTAGCGGACGAGTGGCTCGTCCCACGCACTGCAGCCAGAAGGACCTTGAGCGGGTGGGCCTTCCCAGAATAAGGGTTGCTGTAGGGGGGTAATCGAAGCCAACGGCAACGACTTGGCAGTTGCACAGGACCTTGGCCTCGCCTGACTTAAACGCTCGGAGTGCCTCACGCCTCTCCTCCTCGGGCTGTGTGCCGTACACGTACACGGCAGGGATGCCGTAGTTGTTGTTGAGGTAGTGGGCCGCAGCCTTCGATGACGAGACAGATGCCGTGAAGAGGACGGTCTGGCCCTCCATCTCCTCCGCCGTGATCAGGCACAGGCGTTGGATGTTGGATTCCTTATTCAACTCGGCCTGTAGGGCCTGCTGCTGGAAGTCACCGCCAACGATCTTGATGCCTGACAGGTCCAAGGATTCCACCCGTGCTAGTTTGCAGACGGGGGAAACAGCCCACCCGTATTCGATGGCCCACCGCAGGTCGTATCCGCCGACGAGTTCTTCGTAGAATTGCATGCTTCACTCCTGAGCATTGGCTTGCCGTCCATCCGAAATGGCGTGGCTGTAAAGCCAGCGACCATTGCCCCCTTCGATTGGAAATGCGTGAGCATCTCCACCACCGCCTCACTGCACATCATGTGTGCTTCATCAACGATCACCAGTTGGAAATCATCGAACCTCTCGTAACGCTTCTGCCCGCCCCTCCGGGAAAGCAGCGTTTGCTTCGATGCCACCACCACCTTGGGCGAGAACCAGTCATCGGCACCCGCCCTGTACTCAGCCATCTCAATGTCAGGGTCTTCCCCGAGGATGTCCCTGACCTTGTCCACTGCCTGCCACAGAAGTTCCTTGAGCGGGACGATGATGAGCGTGCGGCCCGGGATTCGATTGGCCAGGCTGCAGAACACCACCGTCTTCCCCGCTCCCGTGAACATGGGGTTGAGCGTGGACTTCACTCCGCGTTCCATCGCGGCGATGTTGTCGCCCACCACTTGCTCTTGATAGTCACGTAGTTGCATGTCTCATTCCTTTGAGAAGACCTGGGGGCTGGGCGGAGGGTTCCCAGCCCCCAGGCGGCGCGCACTTTCTTCCTTCAAATCACCTAAAGTCCGAGAACGATTCCTCCAAGGCCGGCTCTTCACGGCGCTTCCCGCCGCAGAGCTGCACCTTCATCACCTTGATGATCTTCTTCGACTTCTTCTCGCCGTCCTTCTCCCAAGACTGCGTCTGAATCTCACCTTCCACCAGCACCTGAGTGCCGCGGACGAGGTACTCAACGACGCCACCGGGCTTCCACATCTCGCAGTCGAAGTACTCAACCGAGTCCTTGTAGCCATTGACCGCGAGGCTGAACTTCGCAACCTCGTTCTCGCCGGCCATGCGACTCTCGGCATCCTTGGTCAGATTGCCGAGACAGATGAAACGCTGGTAACCGCTCATGCTTGAACCTCCCAGACCTTCTTGAATTCGGCCTCAACCCTGTGGAACACTTCCGCAGGGACGGCCTTCTCCTTCGCACGGAGACGCACCATGTCTAGATGCTTCTTCGCGTGATCCTTACTCTCGGCCTCGTTGATCGCCTTGATCGCACCCTGCTGGTAGGCAAGGCTCTTGGCGTCCACCTTCGGCTCTGACTTCTTCTGCGGCTGCTGCTCACCAAGGCTGTTGCCGTCATCGTCAGCCTCGCCACTGAACCCGCCGCACAGAGCCATCAGTAGCGTCCGCTTGGCGTAGGTCATCGCCGCCCCAAAGGACTGCATGTCGGTCTTTCCCATGAACAAAGGGGCGGCACCGCTGATCCACTGGCCTGACGAATGACGCAGGGTTCCAACGACGAGCCACTGACCACCAACAAGGCCGGGTCGGAAGTCAGGGAGACTCAGCCCGTTCTTGGTGAGCGGCCCGCGGAGCGAGTCGCAGCACTGTGCATATGAAGCAAACTTGCTTTTGAAGTGCGGGTTCGCACTGTCATAGGCAACGATGGGATACTCGGCCTGGGCCTTGGCAAGAGCCTTGGTCAACTCCGATGTCTCGGGCGAACAACTCGGCCCGAGGATGTTGTTGTCGTAATTCATACCTCTACGTACTCCTCTTCCTTCTTTGCCCACGCCGGGACAACGAGTTCCGTGATCTCGTTTGCGTCAGCGGGCATATACATGCCCGTGGAGCGGCGTAGACGAACCTCCTCCATGGTGTTGAGCATCCGGCGCCCGGCTGCCTCAACAAGTTCAACTGGCAGATAGAAGACCTTGCAGCCGTAGGGCGGCATGGTCTGCACAAAAACGAATGGCATGCGGAAGTGCGGCAGGCCGATGGCCTTGGCAGACTCCACGTACAGCCACTCCTGCTCGTAGTAGCCGTAGTCCCTCGCACTGAAGAAGAGCTTCTCCCATGGCTGGGATGTGGTCTTGAGGTCCCACCACAACTCTGGGCAGCATGCGTCCGGGCGGGTCTTGAGCGGATGGCCGTCTATCTCAAAGAACACTGAGACTTGCGTCTCGGTGGTCCGCTTCATCAGGTCATAGGCAGCGTCGTTGCCCAGCATTGAGCCGTGCATCTGCTTGTAGGCCCACAACTGATCAGGCGTGCAGATGATGGCCGTCTGCTGGGCAGCCCACTCCCTGTAGGCATTGGTCGTTCGGGAGCCACCCTTCCCAAGCACATCGTCCGGGGGGGTGACCACCATGTCCTCAAACCGCTTGCCGCCGAGGATGCCGGTGATGATCTCGTCAAACTCAGACCCCTTGGAGGTCCCTGAGTTGCCACCGAAAAACGTCTTGCCCTGCTCCAGCCACAGCTGCACCTCGCCGCCGTGCTTGGCGACCGTGTGCAGGAAGGACCGTGAGTCGAAGTCCGACTCCATCCGGTACGCCTGATTGCTCATGCCGATCACCTTGGTCGGCAGTTCTTTGATAGTGGTCATCCGTACACCTCCAGAAAATGAAAGCCCCATCCGTGGGGCAGGGTCGATCCTTCAATCCCCGTCCTTGGGGCAGAACTCCTTGATCGCTTCGCCCAGATGTCCAAGCACCAGCAAGGTGCAGACGAGGCCCAATCGGTTGAGCCAGAGGGCAGTGGTCAGGGCGGCGAGAAACGCCAGCCGTAGGATTCGGTGATCCCGAAGGACGCACCAAACTAGGGCACTCCGGAGAGTGCTATAGACAATTGAGCTAGGGGTGCCTGTAAACATGTTCGGATTATACGAACTTTGCAGGGGGGTATGAAATGCCTCGGACTTCGGGAAAAACACTCGCCACCATCGGGGGGCTTTCCCATGCTGCTTTACCACTTCGCACTTGACTACGCTATGAAGTCCGGGGCTTCCGCCGGGTACGCGGAGCAGCTTCGCGTCCTGACCAAAAGACTGCCGTGGCAGGTCAGCGAACTGACCATTAGCAACATCGACGGCTACCTGACTCAGGCTCTCCATATCCTCGCTCCTCAGACTGTCCAGAACCACAGGAGGATGTTGATCACCCTCCGCCGTGCTGCCCTCCGAGGCAACCTGCTGGTGGACGATTGTACAGGCGAGGTTCGCCGTGTCAAGTGCCCTCGTCCGTTGCCCCGTGCGTGGAGCCATGAGGAGATACGAAGATTGATACAAGCTGCCGGGGAAATGCCGGGTGGCACCCAGAAATGTAGATGGAAGATTCTGCTTCCAGCTTGGATTCTGGTGGCCTACAGCAGCGGTCTTCGGCTCGGAGATATGCTGACGCTGCGACATGATTCCATCCGTGGAGCCAGAGTTGCGTTGGTGATGGCCAAGACAGCCCGCCCGCATGTAGTCATGCTGGACAGCGCCGCCCTCCAGGCCATCGCATCCCTCCCAATCTCAGGCCCCCTTATCTTCGGGGGTCTGGTTGGGCGGTGCGTACTTATACGGGCGTTCAGGAGACTTGTCAAGCGGGCCGGAATGGCCGGGTCAGGGCGGTTTCTTCGCCGCTCGTCCGCGACCTATGCTGCCATAGCCGGGATGAACCCCTCGGACCACCTCGGGCACCTCACCCCCGGACTCGCACAGCGGTGCTATGTCGATCCGGTCTTGGTGGCAGAGTTGAAGAACCCAGTGCCGTCAGTCGCGCTAGCCGTTGATCCCTAGCATCTGCATCGGGTCCATGACGAGTTGCTGCTTCTTCTTCTCGCGGGCACGCTTGGCTGCCTCGGACTGGATGATCTTGTAGAGGAGGTACATGTCCTGCTGTTCCTTCGGCATGTTCATCAGAACATCTTCGGGGACGGCAATGTTCTCAAACGTCCTGACCCCTGGCGTTGTCTCCAGGATGCTGTTAAGCATGTCTCTCGCCGCCAGTCTCTTGGCTCGGTCGGAGTCAACGTCGGTGAGCTTGGCTCCAGCGAGGAGATTGAACGCCGCCTTCTGCAGGGCCTGTCCGCTTGTCATTCGATCATCGGTCGCCTGGCGATACAGGCCGAGGCCGCGGGCACCAAACGGGACAAAGTTTGTGACGAGCTGTTCCAGTGGTCTGCCTATCGGGCCAAGGTCCTGCTCAAGCACCGAGTACAAGTCGGACATCTGCCGGCCGCTGTACAGCTGACGGTTGGTGATGTACTCCAATGGCGCTTTGAGAAGTGGATTGGTCTGCCCAAGGATGTTGGAGCCAGTCTTGCGGATGGTGTCAGCAAGAGTTGAAGACGCATCCGCGCCCACCCCTTGCGTGTAAGTCTGGAACAGGCTCTCCCATGGCAGGTCGATGTTGTTGAGATAACGCTTGAGTTCTGGGTTGCCAGACCCACCAAGGATTCCTGGCAGGTCGGCGGGCAGCGGGATTGCCGCAGACTGCCGTAGATGCTCAGGGACGAAGTTGTCTTGCGACGGCTCTGATCCGCGGTTGACGGCACGGATGAGCTGGTTCTGCAATCCGCCCGGTCGCTCAACGACGTTGGTCGCGATACTCGGGATGATGCCCTTCTGAAAACTGTAGAACGGGATTAGCCGTTTTAATCCCTTCTCAAAGCCCGTAAACGCTTGGGGCCGGTAGTCCACGTTTGAGAGGAACGACACATCCGCGGCCCGCCGCGGGTCCACTCCCTTCCTAATTTGGTTGAGGAACATGCCGCCTCGCAGCGAGTCCTCCACCCGCTGGCCCACAGCATCGTTGAGGACAAGCAGCGGATTAGTGTTCTCGCGCATCGGGTTCTGCGTGAACCCAACGCCACGCATTGAGAACATGTCGCTGAGATATTGCCGCCAGCCACGGCCCCTTGGCATGGCTGCGTTGGCGACTTGGGCGGCAACCGATGTCGGGTCGGAGCCAAGGTACATGCCCTTCATCGCCTGCTCTGGCATTCCAGCAACGTCATCCAGTGCATTGCTGCCGGTGACCTGAGTGGCTCCAGTCAGGTCCAGGTATCTTGCGACCCGCTCTTCGTCAGTGAGGTTCTCAAATCCGGGGGCGTTTCGCAGTCGCCTGGCGAGCGGGCCGTAGTCGCCAGCGCTCGCCCGGTTTGCGGCCATCATGTCCCACAGATTGAACGCGCCGTGCGTTGCGGCATTGATCGCACCGCTATAGGCATTGCGAGTGTGGAAGGACGGGGCGGCGAGGGCACCGACCTTAAACATGTTGGTGAACTGATCGACCGCACCAAGCAAGCCCCTCTCGGGCATGGCAAGCTGGGTCTTCGGGGCCAGCGTGCGAAGTGCGTCTGAGTATCGCTCGTTGATTGACAGGTTGGTCGGGTCTGCCCCAAACCTATCGTTCCACATCTGCCGGAAAGAAGCCGGATCAAATCCGAATCGCTCGGCAGCCTGCGTCAGCGGGATGCTTGTGCCGCCGACAACCTGATTAGCTTGGATGGGTTCTGCCAATTCGCCCATCTGGCGGATCAGCTCTTCGGCGTTGGCTCGGTTGGTGGCCTGGCCCGCGGAATAGCGAGCCATGTTGTTCCATGGGTCGCTGTCAAAGATGCCTCGCCGGTTGGTGGCGAACTGCGTGTCTGCGGCCCGGAGCAAGTCGGCAAGCTGCGTGTACATGCCGTTGATGGCTTGGTCGGCCTGATCCAGCATCTGCTGCTGAATCGCAGGCGTGCCGTTGATGTACGCTGGGTCGTTTAGGACATCGTCCATCCACGGCTGGTACGGGTCCTGGATGCCGATCTGCCCAAAGGCGTTGTCCAGGATTCCGCGGACCTGATCGTCGCTGGCGCCAATGAGCTGCTGCTGAAGCGCCGCCGAGTCCAAGCGGGGATTGAGGTTTCCCGTCAGCTCCCGGAAGGTCCGCATGCCACCAGGGAGGTCGGTGTACGCCTGCCGTCTACGGCCGAAGTTGTCTTGCGTACCAAGGATTCGCTCGGCCCGGGACCAAGGCTTCTCGCGGACCTGCGCCGCACCCGGTCGCACAGGAGCGCGGTCCTGCTGCCAGAAGTGAAGCTGACGCGGGAACCAGTCTGTTCCTTGGCGACTCGCCCATTGCGTGACAGGAAGTCCAAGATCATTGGCAGCAACATTAGCGTTGCGACCAAGGGTGGCAAACTCGTCCCGGACGTTTCGGAACTCTGGGACGTTCTCCATGACCCAGTCGGCCATCTCGTCGCCCGATCCGCGAGCGCCGGAATAGTAGGCCCCGTTCGGGAGCATGGGGCCGAAATGCCCGGTCGGGGTTCCGCCTCCGCCTTCAACCCAGTCGGCCATGGATTGGCGAAGCCGGGCGTTGTCGAACGTCCGCAAGTCATCGGGTATCGCCTGGCCAGCAAGCGACCCGGCCGAAGCAGGAAAGAACTCCGGAGCCTCTGCGTTGAGCGCCTCGCGCTGAAGCCTGGTTTGCCGCAGTCGGTCAGCGTATGCCAGGTCATCGGCGTTGCGATAGGCCCGGCGGTTGGCATCCTGGACCAGGTTGGTCAACTCAAGGTCGCGGTTCCAGTACTCGCCGGCCGACTTATCAAACGCTGCCGCTCCCCAGCGAGTGGCGTGACCGATGATTGGGGCATTCCGGGAGAAGTGCCCAAACCTATCTGCGGCATTGGCGACCGCATCACCGACCGGGCCGAGGTTGTATGAGAAGCCGATGTTGGTGCCCGGGATGCGAACGTCATCGAACGCACCCATAGCCTGGTCCAGCCCATCGGGGCCAACCCCAAACCTGTCAAGCTGCTGCATCAATCGCTGTTCGGTGTCGGCACGCACCGCGGGGTCAGCAATGGTGAGCAGTTGTTCCCGCGGCGTGGTGTTCCGCATGTAGTTGCGAACGCCAGTCACGCCAGGAGTGTCGGCTGCATCAAGGGCCACGTTGCGAAGCATGCCCGCAGCTTCCGTGGCCTTGCCGGCAAGCGTCTTGGCGCCGCGACCAAAGAGAGTGCTAAGTCCAAACGAGCCGTAAGTGAGCGGATCAAGAAGCACTTCGGCAGCAAGCCCGCCACCGAAGTTTCCCCAGGTATCCTCGTCTCCGACCATTCCGTACTGGCGAAGAAGCTCTCGCCCAGTAACGCGATCCTCAGATGTGCCAAACGCACTGAGGGGATCGCCTGCAAGCGTGCCGCGTATCAAGGCGCCTGGAGTGTCAAACAGATAGCCAGCCGCCGCCAGTCCAGAGGAACCAATCTGGGCCAGTGAATTGAGGAGGCTGCTCTGCTCCTCCTTTGGCATCAGGTCAGCGATCTGCCGCCGACGCTTCTGCCCAGTCAGGGGGTCAATGTCGTAGTCGGACTGCCCGGTCAGCAGTCCATCTGGATCATAGAGATCGAAGAGCGGGGAGCGTGCCATTTATCCCGTGAACCCACCGTCAGCACCGCCGGCACCGGGAGCCGTGGCGCCAGCAGGCGGAACTGCTGCTGCTTGGCGACCACCCTTGCGAGCCGCAATGCTGTCAACTATCTCCCGCGCCTGCTCTCGCGTGGTGCCTGGGTATCTCTGCATGATGTCATTTACCGCGGCCTCCTGCTCGGCAGGCGTGAACTCATCAAACCCGAATGCAGAAGACACCCAGCCAGAGTCGTAGGCATAGTTGTCGCCAATGTGGCCCTCGGCCCAAGTCAGCATGTCTTGCCGGTCCTTGGCCTTCTGCTGCTCAAGTGCGGCCTGCTGCAGGGGAGTGGCGCCGGGGTTGTTCGTCAAGAATGCCGTCATTGCCCGCTGCGCCATTCCTGCCGCCGCCTCGGCGTTTGCGGCATCCACCTGAGCGTGCAGCTGTCCACCCGGGAGCATGTACTTCATGGCGTTTGCTCGGTCCTCGTCGCTCATGTTAACAAGAGATTGAGCAATCCAGCGGTTGCCTGAGTTGAGGTTCTGCGACCCGCCGGCAAGCATCGCTGTAGCCTGCCAGTTGGCTCGGCGCTTGTCGCGTTCTGCGGACAGCTCTTGCCGGCGGCGCTTTTGATTGTCTTCTTGCTGTTTGCGGAACTCAGGCGTCGGTGCGTAAACGGAACGAGGAACGCCATCGGGGCCAACGGCAATGTCCATTTCGTACTTGCCGTCCAAGTATGGCTTGGCAAGTCCGGTGCGAGGTCCTGGCCGACCGGGTCCACCGGGAATCGCATACTTGTTTCTATTGGCCACATAGGCAGGCTGGTATGAAACACCGTCCGGAGTCACAACCGGAACGTATCCGCGAGCCTGCATGTCCCGATCTCGCTGCGACAGCCCCCCGGGCTTGCGAGTGTTGTAAGCCTCGGCCTCCTCTGCAGTCAGGCCGCGAGACGGCGCGGGAGAATTTCCGTCCAACGTGCGAGGGCCAGGAACCGTGGAGTCGGCAAAGTCCGGCGCCACGGATTCGGTGCCGCCGAAAGGACGGCCATCGTCCTCGGACTCAGCGTAGTCACTTGGATAGTTTTGGTAGTCAAGTTCGCTGGTGTTGGCACCACGCCAGTGATTGCGGCGAATCGCTTGGCGGCTGCCATAGATGCTCCCTGCGCCAAGTCGCTCACCTTGGCCTGGGTTGCGGATGTCAACCCTCCCCAGCCTGGCCGCATTCCCGGCCTCGTCGTAGCCGTACTCTGGGTGGCCAGTCTCGGCGTTGTAGTTGGTTTCAAAAGCAGCCATCCGCGCGTTGGCGGCTTTGCTCTCAGCAATTCGTTGACGCAGGGCTGCGTTGTCCCTTGGGTTGTTGTAGTGATCAAACAGCTCTGGCGACATCTCTTCGCCATGGATTTCGCGCATGCGGTCTACAACCATGGCGGCAGTGCGAGGGTCATCGCCAAGGCCCACAAGTCGGTCGATTTGAGCCTGCCTAACATCGCTCGGCAAAGGCCCGGCTCCCGCCGTAGGCTCAACAGCGATAGGCGTGGCAGCGGCCTCAAGGTTGGCGTCCACGTTATCAACAGTCTCATACGCCCCATTGGGGAGGCGGCGATGCTTGACGGCCATGAATGCTCCTTACCTTGCGTTTCTCATCTGATCGCCCATGGCCTGGAGGCGACGAACCTCCGCCATGACCTTCTGCGTATCGGCCACTTCACCGCCGGCTTCCATGCGACGAGCGTTCAAGTCTTGGAGAAGACGCTGTGCCTCGCCGTGGTAGTCGGTAGGCATTGCGGGCTTGTAGCCCGGCGCATTCTTCTGCTGATTCGCCATCCCAAGCAGCCGGTCAATCTCGGCCATCATCTGCTTGGCTTCTGGCACCTCGCCGCCAGCGGCCTTGCGCATGGCGTTGAGCTTGCCCATCAACTCGCGGGCTTGGAATGAGTAGTCCACAGGGGCGTTTCGCTTCGCCTCGCGGGCGAGGTACTGACGCTTGAACCTGTCGGCAAACTCCTGCTCATCGGGCGGCATGTCAGGCTCAACGCTTGGCGCCGGCCGGGATTCTGCCGCAAGGTCTTCCGTGCCCGAGGTGTCGGTCATGTCGCCTTGGGTAGGCGTCTCGCCAGACGGGTACATCGAACTCAGGCCCGCACCAATTCCGACAGTTGCGGCAGCGGCACCGAGTTCACCGAGTCCTTCACGCATGCCCTGGGCACGCTGGGCATCAGCGGCCCGAGTGGCTCTGGCGGCGGAGTTGGTGGAGTTGAGTTCCTGCCCAGCAATGCGGGCAAGCTGCGGGTCTTGATTCCGCAGGTTGGGCGTGCGGCCACGGCGAAGGTTGTCGTTGGCCCGATAGCCCTTGTCCAGCTGATGCCAGAGCGGAGAGCCGAGTTCAAAGTCTTCAGCGGCTGCGGGGCGCGAAAGGGTCGGGCCTTCGGGCATGTTGGCGTTGATCACATCGTCAAACAGTTTTGTGCCGTCCACACTTGTTCCGCCACGCTGCGGGCTGAACAAGTATGACGTTCCATACCTCTCCTGAGATGCCCGCATGTCATCCCAGAGCGCGTTGCTTCCGTGCATCTCTTGCGAGTGGCGAGTTGCTGCGCGGGCCACATCGTCCGCAACGTCAAGCGGGACGCCAGCCGCTGGACGGCCGACAAGCCTGCGAATTGCATCAACGGTTTCGCCCCACTTGCTTGGATTACCCATTACTTCTTCCCCTTCTTCTTCGGAACGTCAGGCAGTTCGTCATCGCCGTCGTACGGGAGGTCATCGTCAGTGACCATCGGCGTGTTGGGCTTGCCGTGCTTCTCCTCATGGAGGTCGGCTAGATCGTTCTTCTCTGCCTTGGCGCCAGTTTTCTTGCCAAGGTTCTTGACAATCTTCTTCTCCTCATCGTCATCAGCGACAAGGAGTTGCTTGACCAGCCGCTTCAGTGCGGTGTTGGTGAGATCGTCTAGATCAAAATCTATACGTGCCATTGTAGTTTCCGAAGGAACCGAGATTGCTTGTGTTACCAATGCTCCCCAGCAAGCCGCCGAGAGCGTTACCCTGGAAGTTCAGTACGTTCTGATTGCGCTGCAGAGCGGCCATCGCGTTGGCGTAGTCGTTCTGCTGTGCGATGTTGGAGATGCCCTGACCGAAGTTCTCTTGGTTGGTCTGGTACTGGAGCGTGTTGTTGGCGTTGGTGGACGCATCCTGAGCGGGAACCTGATACGCTTTAGCAATGCCGCCAGCGAGGTTCTGGGCCGCTTGAATGCCCGCCACAGCCATCGTCCCCTTGCCACGGGACACGCCATTGCGGTCCATGGCCTTCATGTTGAATCGCGGATCGGCCGCTGCCTGGGCATTAGCCAGTTCCGTGTTGAACATGCCCTGCGTGTTCGGGACCTGCTGCGGGGCGAACGTCGAAGTTGTTGTGGCGTAGTTCATCAGAAGATGTTTCCGAGAAGTCCGTTAAGCCCGCCAGACAACTTGCCGAGATAGTCCAGCTTCATCGACTGCTGCGAGTTGGCGAGGTTGTTTGCGTTCTGCTGGGCCGTAGCCATCTGCTGCAGTCCCGCGAGAGCTGTGGACTGCTGCGCCTTCTGTGCGTTGGCAAGGTACTCGTTGTTGGTGGTTGCCGCGGCACGTTCGTAGTCCAAGCCCGCAGCCATGGCGCGGGCGTTGTAGACATCCGCTGCCGAGCCGGGGTACTGAAGTACGCCACCCTGCGCAGCCAGCCCGGCCAGAGCCTGCTGCTGCATGCCTTGGGTGACCGGCGGCTTGTTTTGAATGCCAGTGTCGTATGAGAGCATTAGCGGTAGTACGCCTGGTTCATTCGGTCGAACGTGGCATTGCCTGTCGGCCTCACTGGGTTGGCCTGTTTCCACGCGGCAGTCGCAGCGGCGGTGTCGGCGCGGGCCTTGGCCATCATCTCGGCCTGCGATTGCATCGGACGTTGCTGTGGCTGCTGGAACCCGCCGTTGGCCATCTTGTACAGGTCAGTTACCTGCTGCATGGCGCCTTGGCGACCTGCGTTGTTGGAGTTGTTGAACGAGCCATACGCCGACCCCATCTGCGATCCGATAGAGCCGATCTGGCCAGCGCCTTGCTTGAGTGCCGACCCCAGAAGTTCCGCGCCGTCGCGTGGGATGTTGGCGTAGAACTGGTTCATGCCGTTGTTGAGTTGGCCATAACCACTCGCCAAGGCGCCACGCATGTTGCCAAGGCCACTGTTTACCCAACTGCCCAACAGGTTGTCGTTCGTAGCCATCGAACTACCGAGCTGATCCCTGCCGGCCTGTCCGGTCTGCATGAGGTAACTAGCGATGGGCGACGAGTTGATGGAGTTGCGAGACTGATTGATCGCGTCATAGCCCTGACTGAGTGACGATCCGATCCCTGACTGCGACCGAGAGAAGTCGTTGTTGATGCCACTCATGGTGGTGTTCAACATGCCGGGGATGGCGCCGGCTTGGCTGGCCGTGTTCCGCAGCGCCCCGAAGGCGTTAGCCCCATCGCGGTCCATCGCCTGCATGGAGGTGTTCAGCATGCCTGGAATCTGGCGGTTGGCCGATGCTAATCCTCTGTTGAGGTTGGCATACCCTTGCTGGCCAGCGGACCCGATGCCCTGCATGCCCGAGTTAAACATGCCGGGGATGTTGGAGAGCTGGTTTGAGAGAGCGCCGAGCTGGCCGTAGGTCGAAGCGGAGTTATTCCCAATCGCCCCACCGCCCGCCGCACCTGTCCCATAAAGCCCGCTGAGGACGGCCTGGTCTGCGCCGCCCATCTGACTTGCGGCGTATGGCGTCTGGTTCGGGAAAGGTGCCAAGTATTGCGGACTCTGATACCAGGCCGGCGAAGGATTGGGCGAGTATCCGCCACCAGTGCCGCCGCCCCCATAGCCTCCGCCACCACCACCAGACGAGTAGCCGCCAGATGCGTACCCGAGCGGCTCGCCAGCCGCCGTCATGCTTACGCCACCGCTTCCGCCGCCACCACCAAACGCGCTGCCAGCAACTCCGATCTGCCCAAGCCCAAGCTCCCGGGCCAATCCAAGTTTGGCCATGTCTGCCTGATAGCTGGCGCCGGTGTTGTATCCGCCGAGATTTGTGTTGGCCAGCGAAGACAGCATGTTGCCACGCGCTGTCTGCGATGCAGCCCCGTACTGCCCTTGGGCGGTCCCCAGTGTGCCGTACATGTTGCCGAGGGCGGTGTTGGTGGCCGATCCGAAATTGCCTGCGGCGGTGCCGAGACTTCCGGCAGCCTGACCGTACGCATTGCCCATCGCGCCGGCCATGTTGCCGTAAGCGCCGGCCATGCTTCCGCCAAGGGCAGCGTTGGACGAGTTGTAGCTGTTGAGCGCGGAGCCATAGGCCGACCCGAGCGCCCCGGCCGTGTTGCCCCGAGCCGTCGCCAAGCCAGTGCCAAGATTGCCAGCCGAGTTTGCAATCCCGCCCAAGACGCTGCCGTACGCAGTGCCAAGAGAGCTTGCCGCGTTGGCCCTCGCGGTGGAGGTTCCGGTCCCGAGCTGGCCGTAAGCGTTTGCCCCAGCGCCACCAAGGGACGCTGCGGAAGCACCAAGGCCGGCGAGGGCATTGTTCTGGGAGGCCCCGTAGGAACTCATGGCTCCTTGGTTCGCGGCCTGCATGTCGGCCATGGCCCGGTAGGCGGCAGACTGATTCTGGGCCTGGGCACCAAACGCCCCGCTCATCATCTGGCCCATCGAACTCAGGCCAGCCGTGCCGATGTTGGCGGCGGCAATCTGCCGCGCTGCCTCGGTCTGGCCCATCGCAGAAGTCTGATTGGAATACAGGTTCTGGAGGTTGTTGCCGTAGTTGCCGTACAGATTGGCCAGCGACGAGCCAATCCCGCTCATGCCTTGGTTGTAGGCGTTAAAGGCGTTAGCGCCAGATGTGGCGTAGTTGCCGTAGATGTTGGCCGGCTGACCGTACAGCGTCCCCTGGGCCGCGGCTTGGGCAGCCCCAATTTGGCCATTGGCGGCAGCCTGGGCGGAGTCAACTTGGCCGTAAGCCTTTAAGTGATCCGAGGCGACTTTGGCAGCCGCGGCTTGGGACACCGGATCGCCGCTGAAGGTGTAGTTCGGGACTTTGATAAAGGCCATGAGTTTCTCCTACTGACTAATGCCCTCAAAGGGCGTTCTTCTCCACGGTGCCCTGTGGCGTGAATTCAATGTCCTTGGTGCCGTCCTCCTCAATGGCGCAAGATTCCGCGTTAAACTTGTATTTTGGCACCTTAATCTTGGCTTTTTTGCCCTTGAACGCATGTGTGTGCGGGAGGGGCTTTGCGGGAAGGCCGTCCTTGCCATCCTTACCGTCTTGGCCTCCGCCCTGGATGATGTTTATCACCGTGTTGGTGATGTAATTAATCAGGTTTATGGTGCGGTTGTCGTTCGTAATGAACGTCTTGTTTTCGTCCAGGTACGTGTCGCCCTGATGGATCACATCCCCTTGGTTGATGACCGTGGACTGGTTGATCACATCGCCCTGGTTGACGGTGTTTTCAAAGTAGGAGTCACCCTCAAAGTTGTTGACGGTCTGGTTGTAGTTGTTCTGTGTAGTCTGAAGGGTGGTGGAGAAGTCGTTGTAGCTGTTGTCTGTGTACTGGTTGTTGTACCAGTTGCTGATGTTGTTGTTCTGAATGGAGTTGTTGACGTTGTTCGTTGAGTTGTTGTAGGTGTTGTAGTCAGTCTGATTGTTTATGTTGAAGTTTTGGGAGTTGTCGTAGTTGTTGGTGGTCAGGTAGTTGTCGCCATAGAACGTGTCACCGCCATAATAATTGCTGGTATTGTCATTGTTGGTGGTGAAGTAGCTGTTGTTGGTGTCACCGCCGTAGTTGTTGACATTCCAGACGTTGGGCGGGTAGTTGTTGATCGTCCGGTAATCGCCACCGTTTAGGTAGTTCTGGAGATTGTTTGTTGTGTTGTTGGTGTTGCCGTCGTAGTAGTTGTTGGTGACGCTTCCTACGCCTGGGGGTGAAGTGATCACGCCCCCCGGAGGTGCTTGGCTGCCCGCGCCAGTGTTGATGGACACTGGGCCGTTCTGGCGCAAGCCTTGGATGCAGTTGGCGAAGACTTGCAGCAGCGCCTGAGACTGCTGCTGGCCTGCTGGGAGGGCGAGAGCAGCGGCTAAGGCATTGCTCTGCTGTGTGTACATTACGCAGTCACTCCACCGATGGTGACGCCGTGCAACACAATCGGGGAGGATGACTGAGAGCCTGACAGGGCGACGGCTAAATGCCTGTCTGCACCCGACGAGCGGTCGTTGGCCCTGCCGGAATACCGGGCCGTTGAGTAGCCATTGGAATCGCCAAGCGCCGACCGTCCGGTTCGCATGTCAATCACCACGCCAGCCGGGGAAGCCACAACTCCTTCGCCGCGGTCGGAGTCAACGGCATTCGATCTAGCCGTGGATGAGTTGTTGTAGTGAACCTTGAGCGTCAGGTCGGCCGTGGTGGCGGTGGGCTTGTACAGGACACCGATCTGACGGGTTGGTTCGTCCGTGATCACCAGCGGGCCAGTGCGCAGTTGGTACGGGATGGTTGCGGTGGTGTTCCCGCTTGTGTCCACAAGGCCCGTGTTGGCCTTGAGGAGCTTCCCATCGGCGGAGCCAGAGACTAAGGACTGCTTGCCGCTTATGCGGATGACGGTGGAGGCGCCGACCCCTTGGGGATATGTCTCCTCCCACCAAGTTTTTGTCGCAAGCGAATAGCACAGCGCCCTCGGGGGAGTGGTGCCGTCCGTGGACTTGCAGTAGTGGAAACGAATCACCCGCGAAACCGGGTCGGCTTGGACAAAGAAGTTGGCTGACTTGGAGAAGTCAATGACACTGTCTCTCCAGTAATCATCCACCGCTACAGATAGCGGCTCCATGCTTGAGCCGTCGAAGGCGTACATGCCAAACGAGTCAACGCAGTACAGCCCGCCTTCAAAGGTGGTCCAGCATCGCTTGTTCAGAAGCCCGCGATATCCTGCCAGAGTCACGGCCGCGTCAATGACTGGCTGGGCCACGTACGTGAGGCGGTACATGTGCTTCTCTTGGGCGACGAGCATCATGGCGCCATAGGGAATCAAGGCCACCACCCGGTCTTGGGAGCCGGTGTTGTTCTGGATCACAATCTCGTTCACGGGCGGAACGGATTCTGCCTCATCTGTCTCAGAGAACAGCAGCGTGTTTGGTCGCGTGCCGTTGGTGTTGGCCCCGTACCAGGCGCGGTCTTGGAACCAGCAGGCGTCTTCCATGTCCGTGGGCGGCACTTCAAAGCGATACGCATTGAGCTGGCCTGACGGGAGAGTGATCGGCATCAGGCCGTATCCAGACCTAGTTGGGCTGATCAGCGTTGCCTCGTCCATGGTGTCCGTGTACGAGGTCGGCAACAGCCCGCCAGACCTCTCTAGGAGCGCAATGCGATAAAGGACAACAGCCTGGTTTGCTGATGTGCGCCACAGCTCCACGGCCACGGCCCGTGAGTCCGCGGCGGCATTGGACCAGTTCCAAGTAAAACCCGAGGCGCCCTCGCCGGCCTCAACGGTGACAAGTTCCGAGAGGCTAGAAGGAATAGGCCCGCCGTCCCCAATAAGCGTGTTGTCTAGGAACCTGTATCCGCAGCGGTACGATCCTCGCATAGGCGAGCGGATAAGCGTTTCGGCCCTGGCGGCAGTTCCCAGGACGCTTGCTGTAGGAATGACCGAGTAAGCGCCGCGAGAGGTGATCACTGGGTTTTCTGGCGCGCCAGCTGAGTTTGCTATGCAATACGCCGCAGCCCCAGAGCCGCTGACAGAAGAGAACTGCACGGGAACAGTCCCGGCAAATCCGGAGCCGCCAACGACCGTGAGGTTGGTGACGGCATATGACATGATGCACTTCAGCGTGGCGCCAGCGCCTCCATTTACTGCAGTGATTGTGCCCGTGGCTACGCCCGTGGCGCTGCGGCCTGGGTTAACAATCCTTACGCCGCTTACGCGGCCATCAGTGATGTCAACTTCGCCAATGGCTTCAGCAATGCCGTTGCCAGAGAAGCTGACAAGTGCGCCGTTTGTATACCCAGACCCTTGAGTAAGAGGTATGGCAGAAGCGATACTGCCGTCAACAACAACGGTCACCTCGGCCCCGCTACCTCGCCCACCACTGAGTGCGATCTGTGGGCGAGATGTGTAATTCCTGCCAGCGTTGGTGACGATGACATTGGCTACTCCGCCGTTCTTGAGTTTCGCCAATCCTTGAGCGTGATTCGTATTGCCCGCGGCCAGGCCACCTCCAGAGAACGCTACAGTGGGCGGCTGGAAATATCCTGAGCCAGACGCGATGACTTCTACGGCAGCGACGATGTTGGCCGTCGCTGCGATAGTGGACATCGTTAGCCCTGCGGTCGGGGCCTGCATGCCGATGTACTCAGCATTCCCGTCGCCCGACCACCTTATCCCACGCCCGCCACCGTTCACGCCGTAGATGTACTTGTACTGACCCTTAAACAGCGAAACCTTGGTCGATCCAGTGAGCGTGGCGCCGTTGATCTTCATGTCGGCCCTTTGGCGTAGAACAGGACACCAGAAGCGTTCTGGTACACCACCGTCTCAAGCGTCCCGCTCTGAAACCTTTGGAGGGTTGTGATCGGGATCGTTGAGCCAGAGTGAGTGGTCCAAGACATCGAAGTCATGCCCTTGCGAACCGTCAGTTGTCCGGGGTTAAGGCACTGGAGATTGACTTGGGTAACTGCTGCGCCGGGAGGGATGGCGTACGGACTGACGTTGGTAGCAAGCCCGGCCCACTTTTCGATGATGATCATGCGCCCTCGTCAGCCTTAAGCGGACTCCTCCAGCCACCGTCATGCCAGATTTCCCTGGTCCTGCCAGAGAGCGGGGCGAGCTGGTCTTGCTCTAGGGCAAGGCGGAGGTCGCGCTGATAAGTGGAGAAGGACTGGTCGGCCTTGCCGCCACGGATGCGATCCAGCCAGTAGGAGGCGCAGGAGTGAAGTGCAGTCTGCATGTGGCGAGCAACGTCAGCGGGGTCGGTGATCAGGTATTTGTACGATGACTCCAATGATGAGCCGGGAGGGGCAATAAAAATCACATCCTCCCCTGGGCGGGATGCAATCAAATGCTCTTCTGTGTAAGGAGTCATTGACTCTATGGAGCCTGGATACTCCGATGCAGTGCCAATGCGGATGATTGACCCCGGGCAATCCGGTGGGAAGTTGGCGTCGGCGCTAGTTATTTCGACAGAAGAAGAGACGGTGATTGTCCCAGTGCGAACTCGCGGCTCATGCCCGGAGTACTTGATCTGCCTTGGATAGCGACGGTAGGTGAAGTCCAGCGTCTCTTGCGATGTCGGATAACCAACGAGCTTGAGGATGTACCCAGACCCATTCGGGTTCTTGAGGACCGTCCAGTGCCATGGCCTTCCGGACCTGTTCCCGACCCGCTCCAACTTCATCGCTTCGTCAGGCTTCAGATACAGACCGGACCACCAGTTAAACTCATTGGACGGCTCGTCCATGTTCCGGAAGTCAGCCGGCAGGGCGTAGTCGGTTTGGTAGAGAACGTATGCCTGGCCGGCTGCGAGAGTGCTGGCAAACGTCAGAGTTGTGTCCAACGCCAAGATTGTTGGGGACACGCGCGTGGCGACCTTGGCAATCGCCCGGCCGATGGATACCGATCCAGACGCGGCCCATGTGGGCCAAGTTCCGCCAGACAGAGTGAGTTGGTTGGTTGTGGCATTGAACGCCACCGTCCCGGTCTGATACTGGGGCTGGGTGATGATCCGGCCGTGCTGGTAGTAGTGCGACCACTCGGTGACTGTGGTGACTTCGCTATAGGCGCGCTGCACGGCCGTGCGGATGTCTCGCTGCTCTGCGTCCTGCGGCCCGCCGTAGGAGGAGACGATGAGGTTTTCGACAAGATCGAAATAAGTGAGGTAGGCCATTAGCGATGTGTCTTTGGTTGCATTTGTTCACTAGTTCACAGGGCTAGGAGACTCTGGTGGCAGCAGGGCGAGGGCGTCGGCCAGGGGCACAATCTCTACCGCTGCCATGAACTCCGGCGTCAGGTACGGCAGAGCCCATGCCAGGATGCCACCCTCATGAAGTTCCGAGAGCAGATGCCCGCCCATCATCCAGCGACCATCGGTCAGTTGCTGCCCGCCAGCCACATGGCGAGGATCGCCGTGTTCCTGTTGGATGGTGTACCACTCTGAGGCGGTCGCGTAGTCGTAGACAAGGGCAAGGTCTTTACACTCGTCGTAGGGCATCGGAAGCGTGATGTCTGCGAGTGTCATACGTTCCTCGTCATGGCTGCTTGGAAGGCTTGCATCGCGGTGTTGTAGGCGGCGGCTTGCGGTGCGGTCATCGACAGGCCGATGGAGTAGCCGCCGATGCGGCCGTTGAAGTAGTTTGCTGCGTTACCGCTTGCTGCCCGATTTACAGCAAACGCATATATCTCCGATGCCGTTGGCGTTGCGGCGGCGAGGGACATCGTCCCGTTGGCGGTGCCGTTCCTGTAGATAGTTCCGCTTCCTGATGTATTGACGCCCATCCACATCCCGCCACTAGAAATGGCAGTTGTGTTGTTGAGGTAACTTCCTGACGTTGGCCCAAACGCAAATGCACCCTTGTCCGCGTAGTCGAAGTGACCGAGAGCAAACTGCTGCTGGCCGATGCCGCCTGCAGACTCCGATCCCAAGAAATACTGAAAGCCTCCGTTGGGCCATGTGATCGGATACGCCGCCAAGTGACGGTCGCTGGCCGAAAGAGTATTTGTCGGGAACCCAGTGTTGAGGTACTTATTGCTGCCGTTGCCCGCCAGCCCGCCACTCGCACCTGTCTCGTTGTAGTTCGCAGATACGAACAGCCCGCCCACGTTGGTGTCGGTGGTGTTGCCGTATCTCGGCTGGCTGTACGAGGTCGCAGCCGCGCCGTACTCACACTGCATTCCCCAAACGTAAATGAACCCTGCGGCGTCACTGAGTTCGCTGACGGTCGAAAATCCAGTGCGAGCGTCTGTGGAAGTCGGAAGCGTGAATGTCTTTGTGAATCGCTGCCACGTTGTTGTGACGGTTACGGTATCGGAGTACGAGTTCCCTGTGAGCCACTGGATTTGGCGAGTGCCAGAGTTGGTCTTCATCCACGCAGACACGGTCACCTGACGCCCATCAAGTGGCATCTGCTGGTACATCTGACGAACATCAAACGGGGCTGACGGCGTTGTGAGTTTGGTCGCGTATCCGTATCCAAGCGGCCCGACTTCAGTGGTTGCCGTGCGGGTGACTAGGCCATTCCCGCCAGCAAGCCACGCCGCGTTGGTCTGGTCTGTCCCAAACTGGAACAGGTTTGTGACCGTCTTGTCTGGCGTCAGATAGAGCGGCACCAGTGCGGCGTTGAGTCCTGTGCCGCAAAACAAGTTAAGCCGATAGAAGCGGTCGCGTAGCGATGCCGAGTCAATGGCACGGCAGAACGCAGACACCGCTGGCAGCGATGTGCCAACCGTGCCGCCGTTGGCAACAACGCGAGCGGCCCACGCTGCCGCTTCGGGATGAACGGCGTTTCTGTTTTGCGGGCGAAGAAGGCGTGGAGACAGGCCCATGTCAGCCCTTTGCCATGACGGTCATCGCGCAGGTGGTGGCGCCAGCAACGATGGGGACAACGTAGTTGGACGAGAAACAGGCGTCTGGAACCGGCATGATGCCGACCGTCAGTGCCGTGGTGACCGCAGCGCCGTCAGCGTAAATCTGAAGCGGAGCCACCACAGGATCGACGGTTCCGTACCAGTTGATCTGCGTGCCGCCGCCAGTGCTGGCAACCATCACGCACGCGCCGCCGAAACGGCCGAAGGGAAACTTGCCCGAGGTGGTTGCCGCCGAAGAGTTGGCGGTGACAACCATGCCGGGAGAGAAATGGCGAGCGATTTCGTTCATCGGTTCTTGACCCTGTAGGCGTGTTTTTCAATGACCTTTTCACGGAGTTCGGCAGTCTTGGCGCCGGGGTTCTTCTTCTTCTCCCGGCGCACCAAGTCCTTGACGATTGATTCGTTGATGAGCGTCCGCTTTGGCGCGGCGGGGCCGGGGTCATAGTTGACGCTCCCGGTCACCATCATCTGCCGCTCTTTGGCTACGCGGAGAACGTCATCGTTCCCTGACACCCAAGCCTTGGGGTCGCGCCAGCCGCGATGGTTGGCGATGCCGCCGCAGTAGTACTTGCCCGAGATGTTGATCCCAGCGGCCTTGGCTTCGTCAGCCACGTACTTGGCTTGGCGGAGCGGCATGGCATCTAACTGTTGGTTGTTGTAGCGGCCTTCCATGAACGCCCGGTCGGTTCCCTGCGTCCCGGGAGGACATTGCAGGGCACACATCTCTGCGAACCGGGGATTCTGGCCGTCCTCAACCATGCGGCGGTAATGGGCCTGCACGGACGAGGAGGCGTTGGCGATGTCGAATGGAAGGTCCATATACAACTACTGTCCCGGGGGAGGGCCTTGTGGCGGCTGATCCTGCGGAGGGCCTCCTTGCGGGGGCTGACCAGGAGGAGGCCCTGGGGGTGGCGGAGGGGGTGGTGGCACGGCGAAGTCGGCCACATCCATCTGGTTGACCTCGCCCCACTTGGCCATGAGGGTGTTGAAGAGTTCCGGCTTTCCGGCCTGCAACATGCCCTGAGCGACAGGCATCATCACCTGCATCAGGTTGTTGAGGTTCTCTGTCTTGGTAGCAATGTTGGGCTTCCTCGCGGAGCCGGCTTCGACCCGGTAGTCGTACTCCCTGACAATGGAGTCAGGGTCTTCCTGCTGTACGTGCATCTGCCACGCTTGGGCTGCCATCGGACCCATGAACGGGGCAACGTCTTGTGGCTGAATCAACCACCTCGCAAGGAGTGCTTCCTTCCTCGCAACGTCCGAAAGAGCGTCTTCCAGCGTGTTGGCATAATCGTCTGGCCTGACCGAGATTTGCTCGGCCTTCACGTTGGCCTCTGCAGCTGACCGGAACTGATTTCTGGTCATGCCGTAAATTAACTCTGTCAGGCCCACTCGCCGGTCGAAGAGGTTCGTCACCTCCGCGATGATCTTGTATAGGTCTTCTGTGACTGCGGGAAGCTGGAAGACTGAGATCACATCGTTGACCGACCGGCCGATGGCTTCAGAGATTTCCACAATCTTGAAACCGCCCTCCGACTTCTCAAGCAACTTGCTCTTGAGGTTCTCATCCGCAGCCTTCGACACGCCAATCAGCACTTGGCTGGACGCTGCAATGCGTGTTGCAAGGAAGGACATCGCCCAATTAATGAATCGAAGCTCACCGATCCCGGGGCGGATCAGCGACACAGGCCATGAGTAGCCAGGCTTGCCGTGCCACGCCAGAAGTGTGAACGGCCAACCGTTTGGCTCGGCCCAGAAAGGGATGGGCCACTGAGTGTTCATAAACAGTTGCTGGGGAATGCCCGTCTCGTCCACCTCCTCTTGGAGCATCTTGGGCGGGCAGTTCAGCGGGAAGTCCACGCCCTCGGCAACGACGATGTAGCAGTTTGGCCCCATGGCATCGAACTTGCCCTTGAGGTCCTTGTCGGAGTCCTTGAGCCGGTCACCGAATCCAATCTTGGAGTAGACCTCCCAGTAACAGATGAGGTCGGCCGTCTTGCCGTTTCTCTTCTGAGTCCTGTACCCACGCTGATCCTCATTCACCCGAGACGAGTAAGACTCGGCGTGACCCTTGAGGTCTTCAATCGACAGACCAAACTTCGCCGCCACCTCATCGACTGGCTGAACCCGCTTGCGTGCGGCCCAGCGGATGTCTTCAAACTCGTCGGCGTCAGGGTCCCAAGTCAGGTTGTCGATGGAGTCAAAGAACGACCCAGCCATCTTCACGTTCGACCCAGGTGGCGAATACAGCTCATGCCACCACACGCCAGCACCCTTGATGAACGCTTCCTCCACAACCTTCCGAGAGTGACGCTTGAGATCAAGCTCGTTGGGTGTGTAGTTGAGGTAGTCTTCCAAGAGCTTGGAAACAACCTTGCGGCGCTCAAAGGCGAACTGCTGCTGCTCCATGCCCTGCTGGTACGCCTGCACCCCAGGATCGGGCATCATCACCGGCTGGCCGTCAGGCCCCATCACAGGGCCTTCTGGACCCATCTGCGGAACCGGGGGCTGCGGGAAGATTCCCAACAGCTGTGGGCCGATGATGGGGAACTGCCTGGCGTTGACCGTCCGGGCAGGGTTCCGGTGATGAATGACTGCCGAGAACAGACGCACGGCCTCCCAGACACGGTTGACCGTCATCCGAAACGCAGGTGGGTCGATGCCGCGGTTGTAGCCCCGCTCGCCCATGGCATAACTGTTTTCCCACATAACCGATGGGTCGCTCGCGTAGAACCCCATAGCTTCTTTTGCATCGTCTGTGAACGCCTTCTTGTGCTTTTCAGCCAAGTCGATGAGGCGGAGCCAGTTCTTGGCTATGGGCGCGAGCGGGTTATCGTTGGACACGCAGTATCTCCCTACTGTCTATTGCCCTTCCGGCCCTCAAGTTCGGCCACTTTCTTCTCAAGAAGTGCGACTTTCTCGGACAGGATGGCTTCTTTGCCCGCCGGCCGGGGTCCCCAGAAGCCGTATTCCTTCCAAGCCGGGAACTCTTGGACCCCCGGATCGTCCTTGTGGTGGACGCTGGCCTTCTCAACCCCGCCATAACCCGGGACCACGGCCCAAAGCGTCAGGGTCCGCGAGGCTGTGGTGGTCACAAACGCCATGACAGGGTCCGCGCCCTCATGGGCGTAGAACAGAACCATGTCGCCAATCTTCACTTCGGGCATTTCGTAGCTAGTCATTTCCGGCTTCCCATCGGGCCAAGGATCACGCAGGCGTCTTCGGACGCCCGCTCTCGTTTCTTCTTCCTGTCTAAGTAGTCCACCCACCATGGAGTAGGACCGTAGGTCTTGGGTGGCTTGTGGTACTTCGGCTCATTGGCGCAGAGGTATTCCAACACTTGGCAGGCGTGGACCTCGCCTCGGGTCTGTGGTTCGTCGGTCACGTAGACCTGGCCGTTGACCGTCGTTGTCTTCTTCCTGTACCGCTTGATTTCCCTGAGGAGGTTCGGACACCCACCCTCTAAAAACTTCAACTTTGTAGTGCCGTCGCCCTTGATGTGCAGCGCCTGCCTAACGAGAGCCGTGCGGGCCTGGATGTCATCAGACCCCGGAATGAACTGCGTGTTCGTCAACTGGAAGCGGAACTTGCGCTTCTTGAGTTCCTCGGAGTAAAGCTCATGCGGAAGTCTTCCGGACCCAAGGTCACGCAGCGCACCGCCGTGCATGTCCATGATCCCGGTGTAGATGTTCTGCTCCAGGGCCTTGGAACAGAACTGCTCTCCCCAGATCAGCGCGTTGCAGTTGCGGATGTACAACTCGTCGTAGATCAGCCAGAACTTCTCGTCTGGCGGGATGGCGAGGAAGAGAGTCGCCATGACCGCATGGCCTGGGTCGATCCCCACATAGCGAGTCCAGTCCGATGGGATTCGACCATCAGGGAGTTCGGACCTCTGCATCATGTGGACTGACGCATTGAAGGTCGGGTACATGAGCGTCGATTCGGTGGTGAACTCACCCTCGGCACGCATGCGGAGTTCATCCATTCCGAGAGCCGACCACCGTTCGATGTTCTTCTTCTTTTCTTCCGGGTCGATGTGGTCGTTGTCCAGGAATCGAAGGACGAACTTCTTGATGAGCGGAACTTCCTGGCCCAGCTCCTCGGCCTTATCGGCTCGCTCGCACAATCCAAGGAGCGCGTCGTTCTTGCTCCACGGCATGGCCGACCAGACAAACCGGCCCTTGCGGTCAGACAAGCGAGCCTGCATTTCGCCCACCCAACGCTCGTTATTAATGTCCTCGTCTATATGTACAAGGTCGGCTTGAAAGCCTTGCGGCGGTTCCCCCTCAGACGAGAAACAGTAAATGGTCCAGCCGTTGTTGAGTTCAGCCTTGTTGAGGTAGCCAGCGTTCTTCTGCACCCAGGACATGTCTTTGATCAGCCGGGGCGGAATCAATGGCGGAGCGGGCTTGGAGTCCTTTTGACGAGGGGCATCGGTCCCGGGATTGAAGGCCCTCCACTTGCCCGTGTCCTGATCTTTTATGATGCGAAATGCCCCGGCCTTAAACAGCATGGGATAGACCACCATGCCGATGTGCTGCCAGTTCTTCCCGATGATCACAAGGTTGCCGCCCTCCCTGGGATACTTCCCGTGAGGGTCTTGGCCAGTGGCGGCGCGAGCATCCTCAACGAATGAACACGCACTCTTGCCTGACCGATTGCCGCCGATCACCAATCGCTCCGATGACATGCACTTGTGGAAGTCATCTTGCTTAGGCATCGGCACGTACAGACGCAACGCCTCAAGGCGACGTTCGGACAGTTCGGCTTGAACGTCCTTCATCTGCCCAAGAGCGTGCTGCGTCAGCCCGCCGATTGGGCCTTCAACTGGGGGTGGCGGTGAAATCTTGGGGTGCTTTTTCATACTCGCCGCAGCCGTCAGCTGCCGTCACCACTGGGTACGCACATGTCTCTTGGTCCACCCACCTCGGCGGATACCGGCGGCACTGCGCCCACGGCCCCGCCTCCGCGATCAGTTTGAACCAACGGCAGGTTTCGCACTTCATCTACTATCTCCACTTTCTTGAGACTCATCGCCGCCTCCAGAACCTGTCTCCGGAGTTCGGCTTCCAGTTCTTCTTCACTCATCAGCTCAAGCGGCTTCTTGGCACCACCCATGGCCGTATTCCCTACGACCAGTCGGACAACCGAGTCCAACATCTTGGTCCTAAACGCACCGCCCACGGGAGCGTCGTAAAATTGTTTCATATAGGCGTTAGCGAACCCGCGGACTCCGCCGAAGTACTCCATGAGTACCTCCAGCAACTCCGAGGAGTGCGGAATGTTCGCCCCACCAATCCTCGCAGCGGCTGTGAAGAGATCGACTGCACCCTTCTCAATCTCTTCTAACTTCTTGTTCCGCTTCTTCTTCCTGGCGCCACGCTCGCCCTTGTTGCGGCACTTCCTGCACTTGGCATGGAAGCCGTCCTTGGACTTGTGGAAGTTCGCCGTGGTGGCGGGATAGGAAGTCCCGCACTCAATGCAAGCCTTGTAGTCAGACACTCGCCGGCAATCGCCTCATAATTTCAGCGGGAGCCTTGAGGTCCACCAGCTTGACGTTCATGTCCACGTTAGCCTCAAAGGACTGCCGCATCTTCTGGGCAATCTGGCTGGCGTCGATGAACTGCGGCTTGCCGACGCACTTGGGCTTCCAGTGACCGGCCCACGCATCCCAGTTGCAGTAGACCGGGTTGTAGCCCAGCTTCTGAGTGCCGACGAGGGAAATGTCCCGAGTGTTCGTCACATCCTCGGTGGATGATTTCTCGGCACAATACTTGTCTTTCCACTCATAAAAGAACCACGGCTTGTCTTCTGCCGTCTTTGGTTCCGTAAGTTCAAACGCCCGCATGTCGTACATGATCAGGCCGGTCGGGAGCGCGGCGCACTCTTGGATGCCAGCCAGCTTCACGGCAGTGTGCCGGTCGTACATCTCAAGCTGGAAGTCCGGGTTGGGATTCTCGGACTGCATGTGCTGCCACCGGAACACGTAGACGCACTCCACAGGCGGAGGACCGCAGTAGGGCGCACCAATGACGCATGGACCCTTGGCGTAGTGGTCCACCAAGAAGTCGAAGGACGAGTTGAAGAACGGCTTCACGCCCTCTTGGCCCATGAGGATGTCGGGCTTCATGTCCGAGTCCACCATCACCAGAACGTCAACTTCGTTCTGACGAGCCATGAGTACGGCCCGGTTGCGAGTCATAGTGATCGGAGTGTCGGCCAGGTTCCAGACGCGGATAGTTCCAATCCGTTCGTCCTGGGAAGCGTTGGCTACAAGCGGCACCATCCACTCTCGGATGTCAGGAACCTCAGAGGAGATTCCGCCGTTGCCGCCGTAAGAGAAAGTGCAGATACCTACGTTGAACTTTTGCTGCATAAAACACCTCGGGGGTTGGTGTACAAGCGTACCCTAAATGGTCGCTATAGTCAAGCCTGATACATGGGCTGCTTGGGCCGCGGGAGTGGATCGAAAGCGCGGCCCCCGAATTGCGTAAGACTGCGGGGGTCAAATGGTTTGGCGAGTTTCGTTGGCCCAGTCCTCTCGCCGTAATTCAAGTAGTAATTCTTCGTCGCCTCGCTGGCTTGGTTCCACTCGTCATCGTTGACATACCTGGTGTCGTACCAGCCCCCGGCCGTGTCGGCGAATGCGCCTTGGATCGCGCTCGCCCAATCCTTGTTGGCCAAGCCCTGCGCATTGGCTCGCTGGTAAGCCCCAACCGCGAGGTCAGAACTCATTCCGGCCCCGCCGTAGCCACTAACGTGATTCAAAAAATTTGGAGACTTGTAGTACTCTGCAGTACCCGGTTCGGGATTATGTGCCTTCATAACCTCGCCAGACGCTCTCGCGGCGTTGGGGTCGAACCCGTTGCCGTTGACCATTGTGTTGGGGTTAAAGAAATTCTGACTGTAAACCTTGGTCTGCGGCCGTGGGGCGGCTGGCTTCGGGGCCGGTTGCGGCGCGGGCTTTGGTGCGTAGGCCGAGAACGATGACCCGTACGGAGTTCCGCGGCCTGACGCAGGAACAGGGTTAGCCTGCCCCGTCTTGTAGGCGGGCTGAGAGAAACCAGAGCTGGATGCTGGGGCAAATGTTGAAGGCATTGCTTTGCTTTCTGTCAGTCAAGCGTTACGAGCGGACCTGCCACGGGCGGTTGGTAAACGTCGGCTGGCTAACTTGTGGTGCGGGCGTAGCGTTCCTGTCTTTATACCTCTGCCATATGTCTGCCTCAGTGGTCCCCGGAGGCAGGGTTGGCGCTTGGCCGTATGGCATTCCCTTCGACGGAGGCTGAATAGATTGCGCCTTGCCTACCGGCGACTGCTTGGATGTGGCGTCGTTGTATACGTTTGAATTTGCTTGGCCATAGTCAGGACCTCTGGTCGGCTCCAGCATTTGCATGTCCCAGGCGTGGCCGTTCCTAAACGAGTAGCCGGGAACTATCGGGTCGCCAGCCGTCAGTCGGCCAGCCCCCGGCAACTCCCACCATGGACTGCCCACAGGCCCGTCGTAAGGCTTGAATGTGTTTGGCAAGCTGGTAGCAAGTTGGCCATACGGAGTCCCCTGCGGCTGCGGCTGAATGGACTGCGCCTTGCCTGCGGGAGACTGCTTGGCCGCATAACGACTCATGGCGTCGTTGAAGTACTGGTCCTTGCCCTCCGCTGCTGACTTGCCTGTCTTCTTGGACATCCAATCGTCTGCTGGCGCGACGTTTTGCTGCGATGCCGACGCATAGATCAGATTCTTTAGCCGGTCGCCGTACGCCTTCCTCTGCAATGGGTCACCGTACTGGTACTCGTTGTATAGCTGATAGCCAGCGGGCGAGTTCAGCACTTGGCCAACCGCATTGTCCAGCCCCGTCTTCACATAGTCATCGTATGTGGCGGCGGGGTTCTCGTACCTGCCTGCGGCTTTGTTCTGGAGGAACTGAGAGCGATTTGCGTCTATGCCGGTACGTGGCGGCGTGTAAGTCGAAGGTGCGGGACGGTCGGTCACGGGTGGGCCGTAAGGATTCGCCGGCCCGCTCGGCGGTGGTGTCGGAGTGCCTACGGCGCTGACGGGAGAGTAGGTGGGCGGCGTGTATGGCGCCTGCGCGACTGACGGCGAACCCTGCTGCTGCGGCTGGTAGTACCCCTGCTGGTTGGCGTAGTTTCCGTACGCTTGGTTTTGATAAGCCTGTGAGGTTCCGGGAGCGAAGGACATAGTGCCCTGGAACTGCTGGCCCTGCTGGTTTACGAATGGCTGATACGGAGTGACCTGCGGCTGTGCGAATGTGAACGGATCGCCCTGACCGCCAAAGGCTTGGTTTAAACGCTGGATCATGCTGTCGCCGTAGTTGGGCGCCATGGACGGGGCACCACCACCAAGACCAGCCTGCTGCATGGCCTGCTGGTAGTCCAGTCCGGGAGTCATTCCCGCGGTCGGGTCGGTCATGCCGCCAGAGTTGAATGCAACCTGATTCTGCATCCGCTGCTGGTTGAGCTGGTTGATGAACGCATCCCGCTCAACGAACGGGTCCATGCTCTGGCCCCACGGGGTCTGAGCGGCTCCCATCTGGAACGGAGCTGGGCGCTGGCTTGCGGGCGCAGTAACGTAAGACCCCTGCGGGTCGCCAGTGACAGTCTGGCTTGCCGGGCGCAGCGTCGGCTTGCTTGGCTGCGAGTACGCCTGATACGGCGTGCCCTGCGACTGCGGCGGGATCGACTGAGCTTGCCCCTGTTGGGCGTAGGATTGGTAAGGAGTGCCTTGGGTCTTTGGGGCGCTGCTAGGTTTCGCTTGCGGAGGGTATGCGTTCGCAGGCCCGAAGGATGGCTGAAACGCCGAGGCGATGTCCAGTTGAGGGCCGCGGGCGTACGGATTAGCGAACGAAGAAGCCATCAGACATCCTCCTGCTTTGCGGAATCAGTCCCCATGCCCGACCCTTGCAGCATTCGCAGCTTGGCCATGTCTGCGTACGGATTCTCTTGCCGAGCCTCGGCAATGAGTTGACGCAGGAAGTCCAGGTTCTGGACGGCTGGATCGCTCATAAGAAGAAGTAGTTCGTCCATTTAAAAGAAAACAGCCGGCCGGCTTGCGCCTGCACCGGCTGTCCCCCGAAAGCCCATAAGGGCAATACTCAAGTCCCGACCAAGCCGTAGTTCTGCAGCGCAACCTTGAGGCTGGCGTAGTCAGTCACGGCAGCGCTTGTGGCTCGCGTGGAGCCAGTGGCGCCGAAGAATCCGATGACGGCCGTGGAGGCACCAATCGTCAATCCGGTTGAGCTGCCGCTAAGGTGCTGCAGTTCGTCCCAGATCGTATTGGCGAGCTGCTGGTTGGCCAGCCCGATGATCAACTGGTTTCTGCTCATCAGTTACCTCACGCGATGGGAGTGGTGATCAACGCCAGAACCGACGAGCCGTCAGAAGTAGTACCAGCCGAGATGGCGTAGCCGATGACGCCACGGCCATTGTCGTTCGCCTGCCCGGTGGTGGAGCCGGTAAGCGCGCTGGGCGTGGCCCGGCCGGCAGTGGTGCCCGTCGATGCCGCGGCGGTGATCGCAGCGAGGCGGGTGCCTGCCGTGATCGCCGTACCCGAGAGAGCCGCCGACACTTCCGTGGGGCCGTTGACGGTCACCCAGAAGATGTCGTTGATAGCCACGCCGGCCGATGGCAGCCACTCATCGACCACGCCAATCCGCTCCTCGTTGAGGGAGGCCGAGTAGCCGTTCACTTCCGTGAACAACTTGCCGGCAGCGGTGCTGAACGCGACAACTCGCTTCGGAGCCAAGGCGATGGTCGCCGTGTTCTTTACAGCAATGCAAACCTTGCGCCGATTGCTGCGAACCTGGCCCGTGATGGGATTCACATCAGTGAACTCCTTCACAACGCCAACGAAGTTGTCGCCGTATGAGGCACTGGACTGAATGCCGTGGTAGCTGTCGTTCTTGATCGACTCACCCGAGCCAAGCGAGAACCAAGTCTGACCAAGACCGAATGGAGGATCAACCTGCAGACCCATAGTAATCTATTCCTTTCTCAGGAGGCGATGATCTTGAAGAAGTTACGCGGCGACTTGAACTTGAGGTTGCCGAGCGTTGACACCACGTAGCGATATTGCTGCGTAATTTCGTCGTAAAAAGGTCCCTCGCTGTTCATCAGCTGACCTTCCATGCACAGCAGCTCCATGTTGCCGATGCACAGGCCGTAGCCCGAGTTGGCAGTGGTGGAGACGGCACCAATCGAATTCTCCTGCGAGATTTCGACCCCGTCCAGCTCAAACACATCCGTGAAGCCATAGCTGCGGAGGCCGTTCGCACGGGAGACGATTACTCGCTCCTTGGCGTCCAGCGTGTTCAGCATGTCGATGTAGAGCCGGCGATCAAGCAGGACCATGTCAATCTGGTCTTCCTTGGTGTCGTTGCGACGGGTCTGATGCAAACCCTCGCGGATTGCCTTGACGCAGTTGTCCTTCCACGTAGTCGAACCGAAGTACGAAGACGTTGCGTTCACAATCACAGGCGTAAAGAAGTCGAACTCCGGATCGGCATAGCCGTTGGGCCAGTTGCCGGCCCGCTGCGAACCGCCGTACGCACCGAGGACGGTCGAAAGACCGGCGTAGGTGTCGTTGGGATAGTAGAACGGGTCAAGGGCGCTGACCGACCCACGCGCGGCAGGCGAAGTGCCCGAATCGACCTGGAGCGTCTGGGTCGCGCCCATGAAGCTCTCAATGCCGTGGAACCGCAGCTCGTTACCCGCGAGGTATCCATCTTGCAGCCACTCACGCGCGAGGTACTGTTCCATGCTCGTCAGGAGACGGCTGGCCATCTTACCGGCGACGTTTACAAGAGCCTGAGCGGAGCGGTTCTCCAGCATCTCTTTCTTGTAAATAGCGTCTGTCACTTGTGCACCACGGTACTCAAGCTCGGCTCGCTTCCAGAGGTTCTGGCGTGCGAACGTACGCGGAGTTTCTCCGTTATTGCCGCTTGGAGTATGATTTCTGTACTGGATTTCCCAGTCGAAACCCCTTCCTGACATGTTAGTACGGATGTTACCCGACCCCTCAAGGGCGGCGAACACTTTGTACTTCCGCAACGACGCAATTTCTTCAACCGCCAAATGGTTGACAATTGTCGTTGCAATACTGCGTGCCCAGTCAGTCGAACTACTCATCAGATTACTCCATCGTTAACGAGTTGGCCGCGAAGCCGATCTTCAAAAGACATCCGCTGGCGAGGTGCCCGCGGCTCTGTGGTTCCTGCACTGCGATTCGGGGTACGGGTTGCGCGTTCCCGGAGGAACTGCATGTTCTGTTGGGCCACCGGGTCGGCCTGCGGCTGAGGCTGCGGCGCGTACTGCGGGGCGTACTGCGGTGGAGCCGACTGCATCTGCTGGTAGCGGATGTTCAGAAGGTCGCGCTGCAGCATGCCAGTTGCGTACTTCCAGCGGGCCTCGGGCGAGGTAATCCCGATCTCGGAAGCCTGCTGGATGTACGCCTGGATCGCCTGCCCCTCGCGGGAGATGTTTCCAGTTTGGTCGTAGAGCCAGTCAGCGTTCTGTCGCTCAAGGTCCGAAACGTAGTTGGTGGCCTGGTACTGGTTGAGCTGCTGCTGCACCAGTTCCTGAGCCTTCTGCATTGCGACCTGCTCAACGAACGGCTTGAGCGTGTTTTCGGGGTCCGTGACGAACTTGCGAGCGAAGTCGGCCGTGTACGCCTGATACTCACGCAGGGCCTGCTGGGCCTCATACGGAGCGGACGGGTCAATGACTTCCTTGCCCGTGGACGGGTCGCGGACGATGTAACCCTTCCAGGTATCTTTGACCTGGGGCGGCGACCACCACTTGGGGGATTCTTCGGCCTTCGGCTTCGACGCTTCTGCCTGCGAGCGCCGCCACGCCTCAAACTCCTTCTGGTTGCGAAGGTAGTCCATTCCGGCGGGCACAATCGTTTGGTACTGCTGAAGCTGCTGGGTGGCGTTCTGGTATCCGTTGAACGCCCTGTAGAGGTTCTGGGCAATCGCCAGATCGTCCTGGCCTTGGAACTCGGGAAGATGGCGGAAGGCTTCGTAGGGAGACGAAAAGCCTTCACTGGCCCGCGACTCTGACTGATATCCAGAGGCCGGCGAGGCATCCGCTGGCGACGATGGCGCCTCGGCTACGGCTGCGGACTGATCTGATGGTTCGTTGTATTCGTCTGACATGTGTCTGCATTGCCTTCGGGGGGAAAGGACTCTGCATGACTAGTGGCCGACGAATCGACGTTTTGTTCCAGGTAAGGCTGATTTCGGTAGTCGATGAATTCTGTGCGACTCAAGTAATCGCATAGCCGAGTCAAAATCTCCGGACTTTCGCCGCAGATTTAGTTCCCGCAGTATCCTTCGCACTCGTCTTGGAAACCAGCGAAAAGACTTTTCTGCCCGCTCTTTTCGTCGGCGGGCCGTAGATCGACTTCATCCAGCGGAACGCACGCCTTGTGCAAGTATCGGTGAGCGTCCAGCCCGGTGCCGGTGCGACACACCTTGTCGATATGGACGGCCCGGTCCCAGCCCTTGGGATCGTCGGTCTTTAGCCGACGCCACTCGGCGTCTGACTTGAACGGGCAGAACACGCACGCAGACCGCGGAACCTCGTACGGCAGTCGCTCCCGCAAGTACGCCATGCAATCACCGCGAGTCATTTGCATATCCCACAACGGAAAGTGGACCTTCCAGTTAGAGGGCTTGGCAAGAAACCGCTGCTTTACTCTGATGACACGCTTTGGCTCATCAAAAGACAAGCCCATGTATTGATGAACAACAACGTCCTTGCTAACGGGCCTTCCTGGCTGCGCTCCGACATGCTGCCGAATCAGTCGCTCAATCGGCCTGACCTTAAAATCAGCTGTGCATTGCCGCTGAATGATGCCCTTGTCGCCGGTCTGCGGATTCAACGTGTAGGCCGGAATGGAAATGAAGTGCCCGCCATCTGTTCGCTGATTTCCGTTTACGTCTGCTCCGCGATCTAAGGCGTCTCCAAGCCTTCCTGCCGTTGTGATGATGATGGGCGGCCCGCCAAGCGTCTTGAGATAGTCAAGGTGCTTGTAGACCTCATCTGGCTCTTCTTGAACGTCGGCAAAAATCGCGGCATCAAACTTCGGCACCTCTGGCTCGTCGCCATCGATGCTCATCAGGTAGAGGGCCGTTGACTGCACGCCGGCGCCAAGATTTAGAAAGTGGTGTTCCATGGCGCACAAATGTACACCAAACGTCGCGTTATGTCAACGCAAACGAAGAAGCCTGATCGCCTCTTCTGGCGTCATTGATCCCGTACCAGGAACATAACCTTCCCGCGGGCGAACGGGACCGTCGAAAACCCCAAACGTGCCATCCGGCATCAGCCCAATGTTCCCCTCGTCGTAATCCAGCCAGTGGTGTCCGCGCGCCCACAGGCTCTGCTCAACATCATGCGCCCTGTCGGTCCACCACTCCCAGTGGCCGTGCCCTTCTGGGCGCCACTTGTCAGCATAGGTCTTAGCAGCGCGAGGCTGCACTCCAAACGCGACCCCACCTTCAGCCCCCTTGGAGGCGTACGGAACGACGCCTGGGACATCGGGTAGTTCGTACAGCTTTGGGTCGTAACCGACTTTAAACACGTACCGCTGATCGCCAAATGACGGGAGGGCCTCAAACACCACACTGTCTTGGCCTGACCCAATGGTGTCACCGAGCGTCAGCCTGTTATCCTTCAAAAATTCGTTGACTCTGTTCCAGTCTTCTGGAGAAGTGTCGGTGTGTCGCAGCAGGTGGTCGGCCAGCATGGCGTGCTGCGAATTGCGTTTTGCTTCAACCAACCGCTCTGCGACCATGCTGCGCCACGCCGGTTCACCGTGGTAGGCCCTAATGACAGAGCGAACGGCATCGCCTGCTTCGTCCGCGTGCTGGGCGAATTGGCGTGGGTTCATTTGTATTCGATCCTGAGCCGCGGAGCCTCTGGAGAGTTTCGCAGCCGGCGAATGACTTCTCCTGCATCATCCACCAGTTGCGTTGTGGCACCCCTGCCATAGGCCGCTTGGTCTGCCGCACGGCCTACGGCACGCATAACGTCATCGGCCTTGGAGAGTCCCTTGGCGCCAAGTTTCGCTGCGGCGAACGGCATGGCTGGAGCGACGAACGCCATCGGGCCACGCACGGGAGCGGCAAGGTAAGTTTCTGGGTCAGTCCCAAAGTCAAAAGCCATGATGCTTGCTTCGGGCACGCCGTTCTTCCTAGCCACTGGTCGCCAGTCATCGGGTGATCCTGGAGTTCCTGCGGCGGCTGGCGTGTATAGGGCTGAAGGAAGTGCGCGTGCGGCAAGCGATGCAGCGTCTGAGTAGTTGCCCTGATACGCCTCCTGTGCGGCGCGAAGACCGGTGTCCCTTACTCGCTGCCCCATAGCCAGGGCGTAGTCCGCAGCCGCCTTCTCGTCATCCCACGCCTCAGTTCCCATGCGTGGATAGAACGAGTTCGCCGCCATGTTCATCCGCAGTTCGCGCGGGTCATAGGTCGTACCGCGTGCATCGTCATAGATGGCGGTGTCATTCATGCCGCGCAGGGCCTTGTACAGCGGCTGGGACTTGGTTCTCTCCCACTCGGATCGCTGGATGGCCTGATCCCTCGCCTCGGATTCCGGAGAACCCTGCATCCATTCGTACCAGGAGTCAGCCATTACTTGTTGAGCCTTTCGATAAGGTCATCGTCCGACATCATTGGGGCAGCCACTGCGGCACCAATGCCTTGGGTGAGGATGCGCCTTCGCATCTCGTCGGACATGATGTACCGCCTCCCGGCCTCGCCGGCACCTTGGCGAGTTAGTTTCCCAACCGAATCCAGCTGTTCTCGCAATGCAAAGTTGTGCATTGCCCTTGCGTTATGGGGCGCAAGGTACAGGGCTTGGCTTGTGATGCGCTGGGCCGCCTCCGGGGAAAGCCCAAGGGCATTCAAATACTCATACATCTCTTGCGGGGTTCCGCCATCGGCCTGAGACACTGGGTGCGAACCGCCGAAACGGTCGTACGTGAGCGCCTGCTGCGCCGGAGGCAGGCTGTCGTACCGCATGCCGCTGTACAGCCTCCAGAAGTTAGGCCCCAAATGTTCGTCGCCAGTGGCGGCACGCATTTGATCGCGAAAAGGTTGATGAGTTTCGTACTGGGGACTTTCTTCTGCGATCCTTGCAACTGGCGAATTGCTCTCATCCACCGTTAACCCGCCCATCTTTCTGCCCAATCTCTCCAGTGCGCCTGGAACAACCTTCCCGTAGAAGTGTTCGTAGTTGTCGATGTTGCCGCCGACCTTGTCAGCGATTGACCTGGGAGAGGCGACCTCAATTGCGCGGTGACCTTTTTGCGCCGCCTCTAGGGCGAGTCGCTTGATCAGAAGGTCTGCCCAAGAATCCTCCAGCGGAAAGTGAATGCCCTGCGACTTGGGGTCGTTGGACCACTGCCACTCGCCGTCATCGCCCATCTGCATGACATAGCCCTGTCCCTGGACGCGATCCAGATAGGCAGAGTCAGACTCGCTCGGCAGTTGCGCTGGTGGGCGTTGATGGTTGGCGATAGCTTCTCGGACCTTGCGGTTATGAATCCCTAAGTCAGACTGCAGTTCGTTTATCCGCAATGCATCGCCGTGAGTGTCGTAGCGTGCGTGAGCAACTGCGTTGGAGTCTATGTCTGACCAGTGAGAGCCAAACTCTGCGTTCTCTCGCATTGGCTGGCTGAGAAGCATTTCTGTGTAGTTTTTCCCGCCCTGGCCGTAGTTTCCATACTTGGGGCCAGAAACTATCTCGCCACTGCCGATGGGCTTTGGCCCCACGGGGGAAGACTTGGAAAACCAATCCCGCACATCATTCTCGCTGGGGGGCGTGCTGTGAGTCCTTGCGCGCTCTCCTGGCCGGGGAACGCCTTGCGCGTCCGAGGATATGACGGTGACCCCCCATTCCCAGGGCGATTCTTCGCTGCGGTTAAATCCCAGGACCTTGTCGTAATCGCCGTAGCTGCTGATTACAGAGCCAGGCGTATAGTATCGCTGGGCAAGGTCTGCCATGCCGCCCGCAGTTGTCGGGTATCGGTTACCCGACTCCGCAAGCAAAAGCTCTTTGTGCGTGTAGACCGGGCTACGTTCCTTGACTCGCGATAGAAGCTCTTCTCTTGCAACCGCATCGCGGCCGGCGATCAGCGAATCAAAGTCAGCCGCCTTCAGCTCCCAGCCCGGGACCCCGTCCTTGTATCGCTTGAGAAGCCCAGGAAGTTCTTGCACCCGGACGTTAGCGGGCATCTGCTCAATCGCCCTCTCTAAGCGAGAGTAGATTCCCGGGCCAGGGTTGTAGGGTAAGTATCCCGCGATCTTGCGGACTGCGTCCCCGGCTTGATCAAAGGTCGCCATCTAGCACTTCCACGCGCGCAGGGACTTGTTGATCCGGCTATTCGGGTCGTTGGCGGTTTCTTTGCTGGTGAGCTTGTCCTTCATGCCCTGCATCCTGGCGCAGAATGAATCCCTGCGAGGGCCGCCTTCCGGCTGCGGAGCCTTGAGGTTCGCATCGTTTGCCCGGTTGTATGCAGCGCGCCCCTTGGCGTTCAGCCCACCGTCCGGGTCTTGGCCTTCCTTGCGCGTCCACAGGAGATTGCGGACCTTGTCGCCATCGGAGTCCATCGTCACCTCTTGTGATCTTCGTAGTGCTTGCGATACTTCTGGCGGGGAGAAGGCTGCTTTATCCCAGTTCTCACGCCAAAGAGAGTTTCGTAAGGCCCTGGCGATTCTCTGGGGTATTGTGCGGCCATGTCGGTTATTTGCCGTTCGATCCCGCCATGGTCAAGGCCGAGTCGCATGCTGTTGGCTTGTTCCGCCGCCATTGCCTCAGGCCATCCCATTGATAGCAGGCCGGTTCGCAAAACATTCGGATCGCCACTGGCAATTAATCTGCGAACAAGCTCACCTTCCTTGTCCATCAGTCCTCGTCCCTTTCCTCAAAGAGAAACCACCAGGGGTTGTCATCCATTGAGCAAGGACCTGATGATGTTGCCCTCTTGCTCCTTCTGGGCCATCTGGACACGCATGTTGGCTAGGTACTTCTCATGCTCCATGCGCCGCTTCTCACGCTCTTGGGCCACGCGAGAATCCATCTCGTCTGAGATGGCGGAGTTGATTGCACCAGCCGCTGCGGCGTGATTGGCCATGCCCTGCCGGTGCATGTCCATGGCAAACCCAAGCCCGGGATGCCCGAAGGCACCGCCCTGTTCATCTTCCATGCGTTGCTCGCGGTCAGCCTTGGCGCGCTCCAGTCGCATCTGACGCTGCTCTTCAGCTTGACGCTTCTTGCCGCCGTCTTGGTTCCACGCATCTTCCAGCATGCCCGACATCGCCATATTTCACCCCTTACTTGTTAGTGCCCTTCTTGGCACGCCTAATAGCCATATGTATAAGTGCCTTACCAGCAAGGCGCACAAACGGAAGTTTCCTCTTGGTCGCTTCCTCTTGGAGCCAGTCGCAGATTGTCTCTACGTTTTCCTCGCACCATGGGATGCCCTTTTCGTCCATGGCCTTGGCGCGAGCATTGCAGGAGCATGTTGCGGAAGCGGTGATCCCGATCTTGGAGAGGAGAGCCTTCATCTCCGTGCCGGGGCCAGAGCCTAGCTCAATTCCCCTCTTGTCCTGCGGGATTTTTGGGTACGCGGGATGGTCAACATCCACTGTCCATTGGTCGCCGTCTTGTGAGACAACACACGGCATAACTTCGTCCAAGATGTATCCGCGCTCGTCGCATCGGGCGAGCAAGTGCTTCTTGTGACAAGTAATCACGGCAATGGATTCCCTGCGCTCAATGCGTCGTTGACCCCGAAACAAATAGTCAGGCTGTACCCTGAGCCGCCAAAGAGGTTATCTTGCGCGGCCACCGTAAATGTTCGCCCCACCTCCATGACCCATTTTCCTTCGCCCGCGCCACCAACAGTGTGCCCGCCGTTGCAGGTAGGCTGTGGATCGCAAAAAGACCAAGGGCCAGTTGGATACAGCCCGGCCTCAATCAGTGAGCCGTTAACAAGAAGGTCATCGTCTACGGTTCCGGTTATTCGTATTCGACAAGGAGTTGAAAACCCCGACGGAACCGTCACCGTCCTTGTGTTTGTCACACCCCGATTGCAACAAACAGATGGGGGAACGGCGAAAGTTTCTGCCTTAGAGTCAGAAACGCTGACGCAATATCCTCCGCATGGGTCGGGAATGCACGGAATCCCGGCGCCAATAAACGTCCTGCCGTCCTCCTCGCAACTGGCCTGTGTCTCTTGATAGCAGCTGCCAAACACTGTGTCACAACAAGCACCAGGGCAGGGGTTTGGATCACAAGGGACTCCGTAGCCGAGCCAATCGCCGCCAAGTTCTGTGCAAGTCTCTTCGTCCGCTACCTGGGTGCAACCAAACACCGGATCGCAGCAAGCTCCACCGCACGGCGTGGATTGGCAAGTCCCGCTACA